TTTGTGCTAATAGGCATTTGCGGATTAATCGGATCTGGTAAAGACACAGTCGCTCAAAATCTAATAGATAACCATAACTTTGTAAAAATATCGTTCGCTGACAAACTTAAAGACGCAGTAGCATCTATGTTCAGTTGGGATAGAGATTTGCTTGATGGCAAAACTGACAAATCAAGAGCATGGCGTGAGCAAGTAGACCAATATTGGACGCAGGAAACTGGTAGAGAAATTACTCCAAGACTTGTACTACAAGAATTTGGTACAGAATGTATGCGTGAAGGCTTCTATGATGGTATCTGGGTAAGCCTTACTAAAAAGCATATTATTGATAATCCTAATACACACTTTGTTATTCCAGATGTACGTTTTCCAAATGAAGCAAAAATGCTATATGAAGTTGGTGGACAAGTTTGGCGTGTAAAACGTGGACAAGATCCTATTTGGTTTAGAATATATCAAGATGTTGGTGTTGAACCTAAAGATGTACATGCATCTGAATGGGCATGGGCACACACAAAATTTACACACACTATTGATAATAACGGTACGTTGTTAGATCTTAAAAGTCAGGTTCAAGATCACCTTGTTTCCAGCGGGAACCTTCTCTCTGCATAGCAATCTGACAGTTAGCACAGATAGTTTTCATATTACTTGGACGGTTGTTGTTTAGATCACCGTCTATATGAAACACTCGCATTTGTTCTCTAAACGTGGCTTTAAAGTTACACTTCTCACAATGTGTTTTTTGTCTGTAACCTGATTGGTACCACTTAGGTTCACCCAGTTCTTTACCCTTGTTGCGAATACATACATCACACTTGGTTCTATAAAAAGTCTTGTTGCCTTTTCTGTAGTTAACAGCAACAGGTCTTTTACCGCATTTGCATAAAGGTCTCATGTTAGTATTTACCTACCCTTTTCATGCCCTTTTTGACATGGTGTTTAGCATAGTTTTACGTCTACGTTGCTAAATACATATAATAAGTTCAACAGGAGAACAAATATGGCAAACTTAGTATCACCCGGAGTACAGGTCAGCGTTATAGATGAAAGTTTCTATACACCTGCTGAACCAGGCACTACCCCAATGATTTTTGTTGCTACGGCGCAAGATAAAGCGAACGCAAGTGGCACAGGTACAGCAAGAGGAACAACGAAAGCAAACGCTGGAGTTCCGTTCTTGCTTACATCACAAAGAGATTTATCCGAGACTTTCGGAGATCCTTTATTCTATACAGATAACAACAACAATCCAATTCATGGATCAGAAATTAATGAATATGGATTACAAGCGTCTTACTCATACTTAGGAGTTTCCAACAGAGCTTTTGTTGTAAGAGCAGATATTGACTTGAACGAACTTCAAGCAACTGCTACTGCACCAGCGGCTGATCCGGCTGATGGAACTTACTGGTTTGATACGCAAATTAGTAGAATGGGAATTTTTGAATGGAATGGCAATCCTGCTACAGCAACAGGCGGCCAAACATTTACACTAAAAACACCAACAGTAATTACAGACGCAACTAAATTAGTAGGCGGACAAGCAACTGGCGTTCCTTTAGCATCAGTTGGACAAATTGGTGACTATGCAACAGTGGCAACAACTACAATTAACAAAACGTACTACAAAAACACAAGTGGTACTTGGGTTAAAGTTGGAACTGACGCATGGCAGGCAAGTTGGCCAACAGCAGTTGCGGCAACAAGCAATCCAACTGTAACAGGTGGTAAAACTTTAACTATTAACAGTAATACAATTACAGCATCAGGTACAGCGTTATCAGATGTTGTTTCTGATATTAATGGCGCAGGTATTGCAGGTGTAACAGCAAGTGCAGTAAACAGCAGATTGAACATTTTTTCAACTGGTGTTGCTCTTATAATTGCAGACGGTACAGGTTTAGCGGCTGAATTAGGTTTAACAGCGGCAACTTACAATGCACCTAAATTAGAAATAGCACCACACACTGGTGTTCCAGAATACAAAACATCAGACACAACACCAAGACCAAGCGGAAGTATTTGGTTTAAAACTACTGACGCAAACTTAGGTGCTAAACTTTCTGTTAAAGAATGGAACGGAACTACTGAACTATGGGACAACAAGAGTGTTCCATTATATGCAAATAACGCAACAGCATTGAAAAACTTAGATTCAACAGGCGGAGGTGTAAACCTTTCAGTTGACACTTACTATGCACAAACAAACGTTACTGAATCATCAGATGTTGAGTATGACTTTAAAATCTTTAAAAGAGTTGCTACTGGATCTACTAAGATTTCATCAGCAATTATTGCGGCACAGATTTCAAACGGTGCTTACACATTTACAATGAGTGAGTCAACTACAAACTCAGCAACAATGAGTTCACCAGTAACAGTTAGTATTACTGCAACAGGCGCGGCGGCAGACGCTGAAGAAATTGCAGGAAAAATTAACAGTGCTGGATTTACTAACATTGTAGCAAGTGTAGACGCTTCAAACAGAATTGTTATTGAACACAACGATGGTGGAGAAATTAGAATTGTTGACACAAGTGGTGGATTAACATTAGCAGGATTTACTCCTTATGTTGATGCAAACACAGGTACAGCAAACTTATACTATGTACCAGGAACAGACAGTTCAACTAATCCTAAACAGTATATGGCTTCAAACTGGCAAGTACTATCATACACAGCAGGCGATGATGCACCAAGTGCATTAGCACTTAACGGTCAATTATGGTACAACTCAGTTGTTGACGAAGTTGATATTATGTTACACAATGGAACTACTTGGGTAGGTTACCAAGATGCTTCTTCAGGATATCCAAACAGTTCACCAAATGGTCCAATTGTTAGTGCAACAGAACCAACTACACAATCAGATGGTTCAGCACTTGTAAATGGCGACCTTTGGGTTAGTACAGCAGACTTAGAAAACTATCCAGTAATTTACCAATACAATGGAACTACATTGAAATGGGTATTAAGAGATAGCACAGACCAGACTACAGAGAATGGTGTGTTGTTTAGTGATGCACGTTATAACACTTCAGGTGTTAACAGTGGATCAGCAGGTACTATTGCAGATTTAGCGGCAAGTAATTACTTAGACCCAGACGCTCCAGATCCAGCACTATATCCAAAAGGTATGTTGCTTTGGAACTTAAGACGTTCTGGATTTAATGTTAAGAAATTTGTACGTAATTCAATCGATCTTGCAGAAGATAATGCACGTACTGGCGATGAGTCAATGGCTAACTACTATCCACACAGATGGGTAACTGAAAGTGCTAACCAAAGTGATGGTTCAGGTACATTCGGTCGTAAAGCACAACGTAAAGTTGTTGTACAAGCGTTACAGGCAATGATGAACAGCAACCAAGACATTAGAGATAACGAATCAAGAATATTCAACTTATTAGCAACACCTGGTTATCCAGAGCTGATTGGTGAAATGGTTACATTGAACAATGACAGAGGCTTAACAGCATTTGTTGTTGGTGACTCTCCAATGAGATTAGCAAGTGATGCCACAGGAATTAACAACTGGGCAACAAACGTTAACGGTGCTGTTGAAGATAACGACAATGGATTAGTAACAAGTGACGAATACTTAGGTGTGTTTTATCCAAGTTTATTCACAAGTGATAATGCAGGTAACAACGTAGTTGTTCCAGCATCACATGGTATACTTAGAACTATTGCATTAAGTGATCAAGTTAGTTACCCATGGTTTGCTCCAGCAGGAACAAGACGTGGTGGAATTACTAACGCTTCAAGTGCAGGCTTTATTAATAACGAAGGTGAGTTTAAAACAGTTGCTCTTAACGAAGGTCAAAGAGATACATTGTACAGTAACAAGGTTAACCCAGTAACATTCTTAACTGGTGCAGGTCTTGTTAACTTTGGTCAAAAGACAAGAGCGAAAAATGCAAGTTCTTTAGATAGAATTAACGTTGCACGTTTAGTAATTTACTTACGTGGACAGTTAAACAAACTTGCAAAACCTTACATTTTTGAGCCTAACGATAAGATCACAAGAGACGAGATCAAACAACAAGCAGATAGTTTAATGCTTGAGCTTGTAGGACAAAGAGCGTTATATGATTTCTTAGTAGTGTGTGACGAAAGTAACAATACTCCATCAAGAATTGATAGAAACGAACTTTATGTAGACATTGCAATTGAACCAGTGAAAGCAGTGGAGTTTATTTACATTCCATTAAGACTTAAAAACACTGGAGAAATAGCGGGCCTATAATATGATAAATAAAAGTAATAGGAGCAAATAAATGGCAATTTCATCACTTTCAAGACTAACAGTACCTTTGGACAGCAACGCGAGTGCAGGTTCACAAGGTTTGTTAATGCCAAAATTGCAGTACCGCTTCAGGGTGTCACTGGAAAATTTTGGAGTGTCAACACCAACTACAGAGTTAACTAAACAAGTTGTAGATGTAACAAGACCTAACGTAACTTTTGAACAGATTACACTTGATGTATACAACTCAAAAGTATTCCTTGCAGGAAAACATACTTGGGAACCAATTACATTAAACTTACGTGAAGACGTTAGTAACAACGTTCAGAAACTTGTTGGCGAGCAGTTGCAGAAACAGTTTGATTTCTTTGAACAATCAGGTGCGGCATCAGGCGCGGACTACAAATTCGTTACACGTATTGAAATTTTAGATGGTGGTAACGGTGCAAACACAGTTAATGTGCTTGAAACATTTGAGTTATACGGTTGTTATTTAGAAAGTGCAAACTACAATCAATTAGCATACGCGACATCAGAAGTAGTTAGTGTTGCATTAAGTATTAGATACGATAATGCGATACAAACACCACAAGGAACAGGTATTGGTACTGCTGTAGGCAGAACTATCAACACACTTGTTACTGGCGGTGGCGCAGTATAATCAAGTTTAAAAGTTTTAAAATAAACGTAGAAAAGGCGCCGAGTGCGCCTTTTTTATTCTATACCCACTTTATTTTTTAGATAAATATTAGTATGGCAAATAAGTTAACCCCATTTCTTGACAATTTAGTATCTGGAGCATTAAGTCCAAAAGGTAACCTTGCAGACTATCAACATGCTTCAAGATTATATGTAGATGATGCATTTAAGTATGCACCTAAGAGTAAGTTTCTTTATCATGTTGCATTCAACATTAATAGAAATTCTTCCTCAATTATTCCACAACTATCAGAGAAACATAGTAACACTATTAATATGTTAGTTAAGAGTGTTGACTTGCCTAAGTTTGATGTTACTACAGAAGTAAAACATCAATACAATAGAAAAAGAATTTTACAAAAACGCATAGACTACAGTCCTTGTAATTTTACTTTCCACGATGACAACTACGGTCTTACAACTGCAATGTGGGAAGCATACTACAGATATTATTTTAAAGATGGAAACTATGCATCAACTGATACAGCAGGAAGTCCTAACACGACTGCTTCTGCATACAACAGAGCAAATACTTTTGCAGACGAGGGTTCGATACAATCAAGGTATAGATATGGTTTTGATAATGATAGTATAGAGCCGTTCTTTGATAGCATTGTTATATACCAAATGTCACGTAAACGTTACACAGCATTTACACTTGTCAATCCTATTATTAATAGTTGGCAACATGATACAATGGATCAAACAGATGGCGCCGGTGTTGCACAGAGTACAATGAGTGTCCAATTTGAAACAGTATGGTACACAAGAGGAGCAGTATCAGAAGGTACAGCACCAAAAGGTTTTGCTACAGAACATTATGATAAAACACCAAGTCCACTTTCATTAGCAGGCGGAGGAACATCAAGTCTATTTGGTGTTGGTGGTGTTGCATCAGGTGCGGCAGATGTGTTTGGAGATATTACGTCAGGTGATGCATTTAAGTCGCCAGGTGCATTGTTAGGGACAGTTTTAAAAGCGGCCAACACTGCAAGAAATGTTAAGGATTTATCTAAAGAAGGAATTAGACAAGAAGGCTTTGGAATTATTAAAGGTGCTATTGGAGATGTAGGCGGAATAAATGTTGGCGGAGTTGCAAATACATTTTTTCCTAAAGGTAGTGGCAGTGGATCACTAAAAGATGTTGCAACAGCAGTTGCCGGTGTAAGTGCTGTAGCGGCGATACAAAAAGCAGTACAAAGTACAAGCCTTGCAGACGTTACAAAAGAACTTGTAGACAATCCAGACAAGTTAGCAGACTTATCCAAATCAACAACACATAAAAAAGATCATTTAGCCGCAGGTGGTGATGCAAGTGTCAATGCGATTAACGCCGCATGGGACAGTGCAAGTTCGGCATATAAAGAAGCGGCAAACAGCAAAACACTTGCTGACTTGCCTAACATTGTAAGGACATAAAATGAGTAACTTACCTAAAGTAGTAAAAGAAGATAGTGCAAATGATGTAAAGAGATTTTACAATCAGTACTTTACTGACTTTATTAATTTTCCTACCAACCAAGTTGATGCTGTAATAGGATTTTTTACAAGTAGAGGATTTGAAAAAACTTCTGCTATTGCTGTAGGAACAGTAATGTTACAACAAGCAAAACTTGATGATATAAATGTTTTTGAATTACTTGATACTCTAAAGAAAACAGACAGTGTTCAGTTAAGTAGTGTTGTAACAGAAGTGCTAAACTATAACAGAGAAAAAATTAGTACATTAGGTTATAGAGTAGTTGACATACAAAACAGGACTGAAGCACGAAACATAGGAGTGTAACATGGCCAAGTATGCCCAAGGACGTTACAACTTAAAGTTTCAAGAAAAGTACATCGGCCGCAAAGCACCATTATATAGATCAAGTTGGGAATTCGCATTTATGAAATTCTGCGATGAAAATCCTAACGTTGCCAAGTGGGCAAGTGAAGCAGTAAAGATACCTTATGTAAATCCTTTTACAGGAAAACAAACAGTGTACGTGCCAGACTTCTTTATTAGTTACATGGATAAGAATGGCAAACAACGTGCAGAAGTTATAGAAGTTAAGCCAGATAATCAAACAACTATGGAAAGTGCAGGCAGAAATAAACAAAAGCAAATGGCTGTTGCACTAAACATGGCTAAATGGCAAGCCGCAAGGGCATGGTGCAAGGATAAAGGCATCTTTTTTAGGGTCGTTACAGAGAAGGATATGTTCCACTCTGGCCAACGCAAAGGCTAAATAATAGTAGCATTTAATGGAATCCAAAATATGAAGAAATTAGAAGAATTACTTAATATGCCAGACAGCAAAGAGATTGTTCAGAAAGACAGAGAACAATCTGCTAAAGCAGAAAAGAAACATGCTATTGTAGAGCATGAAGAAACTCAACGTAGTATTGCTGAGATGGATAAAATTACTGCGGCATTACCACAAGTGAAAGGATTAGGCGAATTAGCAGATAAGGAACTAAACGAAGTTGCTGAGAAGTCTATGAATGCATATGAAGATCTAATGGACTTGGGTATGAATGTTGAAAGCAGATATAGTGGTAGGGTGTTTGAAGTAGCAGGTAATATGCTAAAAACTAACCTTGATGCTAAAGTTGCAAAATTAGACAAGAAACTTAAAATGGTTGAACTACAACTTAAGAAGGAAAAACAGGATAAAGACGGTGGTGATTCACCAGATGGCGTTGTTTCAGGCGAAGGATATGTAGTTACAGACCGTAATAGTTTATTAGAAAAACTTAAGAACATGGATAAATAGTTTAGTAGGGAAAATACAATTATGAAAAAATATAGCGATTATTTAACAGAAGCATACAATGGTAAAGTTTATCCTTTTAAAATTGGTATTGCTGGTCAAATAGCAGATGATATGGCAGATCAGTTAGAAACTGCTTTAAAAAAGTTTGGTGTACAAAATTGTACGCCGGGTAAGAAAACACCAATTCAAGAACGTCCGTTGGACTTTCCTGCATTGCAGAATGAAGAAGTAACTTACTATGAGTGCGAAGTAACATACCCTACACACACTGAAATGTTACAAGAGTACTTAGGTTACCAATTAGGTATTCCGCAATCACACATAGTAGTACGTAATCCAAATGAACCTCAAGAGTTATATCAAGAAGTTGATCAAGGTGCACCTTACGAAACAAAACTAACTAAAGAAGAAATGTCTCCAGCAGATCCTTCAGCACAAAAAGAAGTAGGTGGAAGCAGAGTTATGGATCTTCTTAAAGAGTTAGAAACTGCATCTAAAGAATCAACTGCAAGATTTAGTGGTAAAGCAATTGAGTTACCTGAAGAAGGTGCTACAGATAAAAAACAGATGGACGCAACCGCTGATATCGGAACCAAAAGTCCAATAGGGAGTTAATTATGAAATTAAACGACATATACAAAAAAATTACGGCGTTGGACGAAGCAATGAATGAAGCGGCGTCGGCGTCAATAAACATGAGCGGTGATAATGCCGAAGATGTTATTAAATTAATGAATGCATTAAAAGGAACAGAAGGTGCAAAAGCAGGGGAACCAATCCCAACTGCAATTAAACCTGCAATGAATCCTATGATGGGTCCAATGGATCCTAAAGACGACATGATGTCTATGATGGATCTTGTAAGTGACAAGCCTAAGGGCATGGACATGGACAAGCCAATGGACGACATGGCTTGTGATGACACTGACAACGAAGCAACAGCAGATGGTTATGATAATTCACCAGATGAAAAATATCAAGACCATAACTTTATGAACAAAGACATTGCTTCAGGACACGATGGTGCAGAGAAGAAATCACATGGTCCAGTATCAGGCGGTGATAACCCAATGGCACTTGAAGATGAATTAAGAGCAGAACTTTCTGCTAAACTTTCAGAGTTTATGAACGAAGAAGACTGTGATGTTTGCGATGAAGATCCATGTGAATGTGATGAAGAAACAAACGAAGCAAAAGCAAAACCAGACTTCTTAGATATGGACAAAGATGGCAATAAAAAAGAGCCAATGAAAAAAGCAATCAAAGATAAAGATGCTAAAAAAGAAAGTATTGAAGAAGCCGACGACAAAAAAGTTCAATTACCAAGCGGTAAAGAAATGAAAAAATGTGCAGACAAAGGTATGTCTAAAGCAGATATCATGAAGAAATACACTGAAATGGGTTGTGAAGCAAAACAACTTGAAAAACTATACGCATCAAGTTGCGGTGGACACTAAGGAGAGATAAATGGCTGGAATAACAAGAGTACACGGATCAGGACTATCAACAGCAGGAAATGTTTTCAGCAATGGCTCTGTATTCGCTTTTAAAATTTTAGTAAAAATTGCAAACGGCACAGCAGTTGATCTAAGAGCAGAAGACGATGCTATTGACGAAACAGTAGAAGCAATTTGCAAAGAAATTAATCCTTTAATTTATCATACTACGAACGACAACAGTGGTACACTGACTGTAGTATGTGATACATTTGATGGAGCGGCAGGCTTACAAGCACGTATTAGAACAATTGGTACAGCGGCAAACTATCCAACAAGCACAGTAACAGCAGTTGGGCCAAATAACATTGATACAAGCGGTACATTAGTTACTCAAGCGGCAACATTAATAGCCACATAATATAAAATTACTTTTACTCAAGTAAACTCAAATAGGACCTTCGGGTCCTATTTTTTTGAGTAAATACTATACAATGGCAAATAAAAGTTTAGATGGCGTATTAACCAAAAAGGCTAATACAAGAGAAACATATACAAATGAGCAGATTAATGATCTGATGCTTTGTACTGATAAGGAAGCAGGTTACTTACATTTCGCAAGTAACTTTGCATATATCCAACATCCAGTAAAAGGAAAATTGTTATTTGATCCCTACACATATCAAGTAGGGTTGATGCACAGTTATCACAATCATAGATTCAATGTTAATATGTTACCAAGACAAACAGGTAAGACAACCTGTGCGGCTGTGTACCTTACTTGGTTCGCAATGTTTCATCCAGACCAAACTATTCTTATTGCGGCACACAAGTATACAGGTGCTCAAGAAATTATGCAACGTATTAGATACGTTTACGAAATGTGTCCTGATCATATTAGAGCAGGTGTTACAAACTACAACAAAGGTTCAATTGAATTTGAAAACGGAAGTAGAATTGTAAGTGCTACTACAACAGGAAACACAGGACGTGGTATGTCCATATCATTACTATACTGTGATGAGTTTGCGTTTGTGCAACCTACTATTGCAGATGAATTTTGGACTTCGATATCTCCTACACTTGCAACAGGTGGTCGTGCTATTCTTACAAGTACGCCTAACTCGGACGAAGATACTTTTGCTACTATATGGAAAGAAAGTCAAAACAAATTTGATGAACATGGTAATGAAAGTGAAGTAGGTATAAACGGATTTCATGGTTTTACTGTTAAGTGGGAAGAACATCCTGACAGGGACGAAAAATGGAAAAAAGAAGAAATTGGTCGTATTGGCGAAGAAAGATTTAGACGTGAGTATGGTTGTGAATTTTTAGTATTTGACGAAACACTTATTAATAGTATTAAGTTAGCAGGACTTGAAGGTAATGAACCTGTTGAGAATATGGGGCAGACACGTTGGTACAAAAAACTTGAACGAGATCAAACATATTGTATTAGTTTAGATCCAAGTATGGGTACAGGCGGAGACTATGCCGCGATACAAGTATTTGAATTACCAAGTTACAGACAAGTTGCAGAGTGGAGACATAATACTACACCTATACCAGGACAAATTAGAGTTTTAAAAGATATTGCAGATTATATTAATGCTGAATGTAGAGCACCAAACGCAAATAACATTTATTGGAGTATTGAAAACAATACTATTGGTGAAGCGGCATTGTTAGTTGTAAATGATGTAGGTGAAGAAAACATACCAGGACTATTTGTAAGTGAACCAATACGTAAAGGACACATTAGGAAGTTCCGTAAAGGATTTAACACTACACATAGAAGCAAAATTAGTGCTTGTTCTAAATTCAAGAACATGGTTGAGAATGACAAAATGCAGATAAACAGCAAAGCATTAATATCAGAAATGAAAGGCTATGTAGCATCAGGCACAAGTTTCAAAGCAAAGCCAGGTGAAACTGACGATCTTGTAAGTGCAGTGCTATTGAACATACGCATGATGGAAGTTTTAAAGGACTGGGATCCAAGAGTGTACAATACATTCAGGCAATTGGATGCAGATCAGGAATATGAGGCACCTATGCCTATATTTGTAACAGGCGTCTATTAGGATAAATATTAATATGATAAACTTGGAAAAAATTGCAGAAGAACTGTTTAACAAGATCAGAGGTAGATATCCCAAGATTACTATTGGTGATGAAGCAAGTACTATTACAAATGTGCCTGAAAAAGCACGTTTCTTTGATTTTGAGTTTAGCAACGGTAATAAAGTTAACGTAACATTAGATGAAAAAAGTCTAACTATGCTTTATAACAATGATTTGCTTTCAGATGCTACAGAGTCTATTAGACAAAACTGGTACGCTTTTATGAAAGAGATGCGACAGTTTGCTAAAAAGAGAATGCTTAATTTTGATACAAGAGATATAACTAAAAGTAACTTAGACAAGAGAGATTACGATTACCTCTCAAAAAACAGACCCGGAGAAAACCAAATGAGTGAATCGAAACTATACGGAACTTCTAAAACAAGTTTCCAAGACGTTGGCAATGCAAAGATCATTGTTAAACATAATGAGGCAGTTGATTTTGAAAATCCTGCAGGAAGAACACAAAGAATTCATAGCATATATGTAGAGAGCCCAGAAGGCGAAAGATACAAATATCCTTTTAAACATTTAAACGGTGCAAGAGCAATGGCACAACATGTTAGTGAAGGTGGAAATCAATACGACAACTTTGGAAAGCATATCGTTTCACTCAGCGAAGAACTTTCTAAGTTACGTACTTTCAAAACTTACATGAACAGATCAAGTGTAATGGCAGAGGGTCTTGCTGGTTACATGGACATTGTTAATAATAGAATTGACACTGTAAAAGAAACTGTACACAAGTTACAAAGAAATGCTTACTACAAAGAAGCAATGGAAAACTTCCAAGAAACAGTAATGGAAGAAGTACCAGAAGATGTAAGTTCAAATTGGATTGATGAATTAACTATTCGTCAGTTTAACGAAGACTTGAAAGGTGTATTTCCTTACATTTACAATCTTGTTAAAGAAGGAACTAAATCAGAAGCACTTACTCCAGAAAATCTTTTAGGTGAAGATGAATTACCTAAAATTACAGATGAAATGAATGGAATGGTTTCTGATTGGATTGAAAAATTTTCCAAGTTCAGAGGCGGTAACGGAGACAGATTACCAGACGGTTATATACAGTGGGCATTGAACTCAGGCATTACTACAGACTTTGTTGAAGAAAATGAGGCTGAAGCAATGAGGAAAAAATACGGCGAAGAAGAATTTGAAAATGATCCGATGTCAGTAAAATTTCTTGACGAAATGCCAATTACAAATGCGGCTATGGAAGAAATTGAAAAAATTACAGGCGATGATGACATTGATACAAATGCAAGAATTATTGATAAAGTTCAGTCAGGTGACGCTGATGAAAGTGCAGGTGTAGAAGAAGGTGCAGTTAAAAAAGCATTAGAAGATGATGCTGAAAACCTAAGCAGAGAAGAGTTTATTGAAAAACATGGTGACGCAGAATTCTTTGACAACTACAATGGTGTTGAAGATGAAAGCATGGACATGCATGGTGACTTTGCTTCACACTTAGATAATGTAGTTGCAAACTCAAAACATGAGCAAGGTCCAGATGAAGCATCAAGCATGGGAATGAACAAATACGGACTTGCGGCAAAACATAAAGATGGTAAATTTATTTCTTACAAAGACGGTAAAGAAACAGGTACTTTTGATTCAATAGAAGAACTTGAAAAACATCAAAAAGGATTAATACAAGACGAGTCAACAACTTTTGAAGGCAATGCTTTCGCACAAGCAGTACAAAAAGCAAAAGCGGCAGGCATGAAGAAGGGTGATAAGTTCAAAACACCAGACGGTGAAGAACATACACTTGAAGATGCTATTTTAAAAGCAGGACTTAGATTAGAAGATTTTTGGACAGCAGATGAACTGATGGCCGAAAAAGAACCCACTGACGATGATACCATGGACGTTAAAATTGGTCCAGATGGTTCAATATCAAAAGCAGATGGGGACGCAGAAGAAAAAGGTGAAAAGAACGAACTTGAATTAGATGAATTCATTAAAGGTCATTTTGATTACACAACTAACAATTTTCCAAAAGGTGAAACAGCAGTACTTACAGCATGTGAGAAAAAATATGGAGACGAAAGTCTTGCTCCTGCGGCAATCATTATGAAAAAGTTAGTTACTAACCAAGATGGTGAGATGGAAAGAATCAAACATTTAGCAGGTTTGGCTAACTAATTCACTTTTTTGACAAAGTTCCACTTGACTTTATAAGTAAGTTTGTGTTATACTGTTTACAGTACTGCACAATCAAGGCAATACAATAACAGCCAAAGGCAAATTATATAGGAGGCTTAACAATGGCAACATTAGCAGAAATAAGAGCTAAATTAAAAGAACAAGAATCACGCACAAGCGGAAATTCTAACAGCGGCGGCGACAACGCAATTTACCCATTTTGGAACTTAAAGGAAGGCGAACAGTCAACTGTCCGTTTTTTACCTGATGGGGATGACACAAACACTTTCTTTTGGAAAGAACGTTTGATGATCAAACTACCTTTCGCAGGTTTAAAAGGCGAAACTGACTCAAGACCAATACAAGTGCAAATCCCTTGCATGGAAATGTATGGTGAGTCATGTGCAATCTTAAACGAAGTTCGAGGTTGGTTTAAAGATCCTACTTTAGAAGACATGGGTCGTAAGTATTGGAAGAAGCGTTCATACGTGTTCCAAGGCTTTGTAACTGAAAACGGACTGGCGGAAGATGGTACTCCAGAGAATCCAGTAAGACGTTTTATTATTGGTCCACAGATTTTTCAAATCATTAAAGGTGCTTTAATGGATCCAGATATGGAAGAACTGCCAACTGATTACACTTCAGGTGTAGACTTTAGAATTATAAAAACTTCTAAAGGTGGTTATGCAGATTATTCTACAAGTAACTGGGCACGTAGAGAGCGTCCTTTGACAGAAGTTGAAAATGCGGCCGTTGAGAAGAATGGTCTATTCAATTTGTCAGACTTTTTACCTAAGAAGCCTTCAGAGGTTGAGGTTAAAGTAATGCAAGAGATGTTCCAAGCATCTGTAGATGGTGAAGCATATGACACTGAACGTTTTGGTCAATATTTCCGTCCAGCGGGAATGAAGGCAAGAACAGGTGATCCACAAGCAACTGCTCCAGCGGCAACAACTGCTCCGGCTCCGAAGGCAACTCCGGCACCAGTAGTAGAGGCGGCTCCAGCGGCAGTGGCGACAACTGCACCAGCGGCAGAACCTAAAGCAGACAATAGTGCGGAAGACATTCTTGCAATGATCCGTTCACGTCAAAACTAATATAGCAGTACAGTGTGTGGGGGCAACCCCACACATTATCTGAATAAGGAGATAATATGGCTAATAAAGCATTTGACGTTTCCAAGTTTCGTAAAAACTTGACTAAATCGATCACAGGCATGAGTAGTGGTTTTAACGATCCTACTGATTGGATTAGTACAGGAAACTATGCCTTAAATTATCTTATTAGTGGCGACTTCCATAAAGGTGTTCCATTAGGTAAGGTAACTGTATTTGCAGGAGAGTCAGGAGCAGGTAAGAGTTATATCTGTGCAGGTAACATTGTAAAGGCGGCACAAGATCAAGGTATCTTTGTTGTACTAATTGACAGTGAGAACGCACTTGATGAAACTTGGCTACAAGCACTTGATGTTGATACAAGCGAAAGCAAACTACTAAAACTTAATATGTCAATGATTGATGATGTTGCTAAAACAGTATCAACGTTTATGGCAGATTACAGAGAAATGTCGGAAGAAGAACGTCCTAAAGTATTATTTGTAATTGATAGTTTAGGTATGTTGTTAACACCAACTGATGTTGACCAGTTTAACAAAGGTGATATGAAGGGTGACATGGGTAGAAAACCTAAGGCACTTACATCACTTGTAAGAAACACAGTTAACATGATTGGCTCACACAATGTAGGACTTGTATGTACTAACCATACGTATGCATCGCAAGATATGTTCGACCCTGATGATAAAATTAGTGGTGGACAAGGATTTATCTATGCGTCATCTATAGTAGTAGCAATGAAGAAATTGAAACTAAAAGAAGATGAAGCGGGTAATAAGATTAGCGAAGTACGTGGTATTAGAGCAGGTTGTAAAGTAATGAAGACACGTTACGCAAAACCGTTCGAAGGTGTACAAGTTAAGATTCCATACGAAACAGGTATGAATCCTTACAGTGGACTTGTTGATCTGTTTGAGAAAAAAGATATGCTTAAGAAAGACGGTAACAGACTTAGATTTGTATCCAAAGATGGAGAAGAAATTAAGGAGTATCGTAAAGCATGGGAAGCCGGTGGACCGTTACTTGATAAAGTCATGAACGAGTTCAGTGAAGTTCAGTCAGAGGTAATTACTGATGTAGAGGACGAGGCACAAGAAACAGTCGAAACAGTCACTGAGGAGTAAGTTGATTATGGATAGTTCACAAATCGTAGATACCTGGAATCTTTTTAAAGAACACACAGATAAAAAACAAGTAGAAACGTTAGCAGAAAGATTTGTTGACCTACTTGCAGATTATGGTGTGGGCGATGAAGCACTTAAAGAGAGTTTAGGTACAGATGATCATCTTGATGCGGCAATTAATTATTATCTTGATATTGATGAAGAATTGACTGCGGACGATGACGATTGGGATTAAACATGTGGTATAGCCAAATATCAAAAGATATTAGTAAAATACCTGAGGCGTTAGACTATTATAACGATCAGTTATTACAGGCTAAAAAAGAGATCCGTATATTCGGAAGTCTTGAGAAGGCCGCGGCAGAAATGCCCGGCCTTGTCGAACAACGTTTCAATCAGTTGCAAGAACTTGAAGCAATATTAGAATATCTTAACATCGAATTACGTAGATTACGTAGTACGTTTTTTAAGAAGTATCTTGAAAATTATCAACGAGCATTGTCGAGTCGTGATGTTGAGAAGTATGTTGACGGTGAAGCAGATGTAGTTGATATGGAAAAGATTATTAATGAATTTGCACTAATGCGTAATAAATGGTTAGGCATTACTAAAGGCTTAGATCAGAAGCAATGGCAAATTACTAATATTGTTAAGTTACGTGTGGCTGGTATGGAAGATGCCACAATTTAAACCAACTTTCCAAATACCTAAAAAATCATACGAACTACGAGGACAATTATTTCCTTACCTTATTAATAATTTTGATACAACAATTATTGAATCCAAAGAACAAATCCAAGAAGATAGAATTTTAGCATTTAGTCATCCATTCTGTGATTGGGTATTTGATGCATTACAAGAAAATAAAAACTTAAATTTTTTTCATTTAGACAATGGTTACGTAGGCAATTGGAATTACAAACGCCCTATGTATTACCGTATTAGTTACAATTCCCTACAAAATACTAAACCAGGACCTGTTAAAAACAGTAGAATACACACACTTGAATTAGATGATCGTTACCAAGATTGGAATGACAAAGGTGAGTACAACCTATTAGTGATGCCACGAAACACAAATATCTTTAAATACTTGGGACAAGATTATGACGAATGGCGTAAACAAACTATTGCACATTATGAAAGTTTAGATGTGCCATTAGTAATAAGAGAAAAGGAAGGTAAACGTAGACACAGATTTGCTGAAATAATACCTATGATGAATAATGCTAAAAAAGTTATTACATATCATAGTATGGCAGTTGTTGAAGCATTGTGTTTAGGTAAACCAATTGAAGTGTTAGGACAAAGTGCAGTTGAGCATTGGCAAGGACAGTTTGGATTTGATAGAACACCTATGCTCGAACACATTGCACACAGTCAGTTTAGTAGAGAAGAATATGAAAACGGCACTGCATGGGAAGAAACGTTTAAGTATCAGGTAGCAAATGGATTATAAAGCAAAGATTATATGTTTAAAGGACAACGCCCACAGTGTGCAAATGGCATCTGAGTGTGTTGCACAAGGTTATAGAAACGGAGTTACTATACAATACTTCGATGCCGTTAACGGCAATGACTTTAATATTGCTTGTGCGAAGTACGGTATTCAGTCTATAAGCAAAGTTAAAAAAGGTCGATTAGGTGTACTTGGTTGCTTTCTAAGTCATTACGGACTATGGAAAGAATGTATTGAAAATAATATTCCATATCTTATTCTTGAACATGACGGGTATTTTATTAGACCTTTGCCCAAAGATATACTTACAAAATTTAAGCACGTATGTAAGTTAGATCCGTTTGATCCTTACAGTGGATCATACAATCATGCAGTTGAACAAAGCATGAAAGAAGACATTGTAGTAGGACCATATCATAACATACATGCAAAAGGTAAACGTACTCTAAACTATGTAGGTAATTATTTTAGAGGTGCATGGAGTTACATTATCAAACCTCAAGGCGCACAAAGATTGTTAGACTTTGTTTCTGAACACGGATATGTTGTAGCGGCCGACCAACAAATTGGATCTAAGTTATTAGAACTAACATCAACAAATGTACCAGTGGCACGTTTACATCCATTCTACTCTATTGGTATAAACATAAACTCAGAAAGTTTAACAAGGAATTTAGGAGCAAAGAGTGAGCAAAAAAAATAAAAATTTAGTAAAAAGAGATAATTGGTTTGATGACTATCATGAAATACCACAGTTGGGTATTAAAGGTAAACGTGATCTTAACAGTAGAATTGCTTACTATGATCCAGACGATTTCAAAGATGCTACTGTAGTTGACTTAGGGTGCAACATGGGACAGATGAGTTTTCAAGCATCAACTTGGGGTGCAAAAAATGTTATGGGTATTGAATATGATGCTAATGCAGTAAACAATGCAAATCAAATTAAAGATCAATTAGATATTGAAAATGTACAATTTGTTGTAGATGATTTAGACAGTAATTTTCTTTGGACAAGCATAGACAACTTTGATGTTGTTATGTTTCTTGCAGTTATTGATACTATTGAACTTGAAAATAGATACGGAATTTTAAGCAAAGCATGTCGCAAAACTAACAAAGTTATGTATTTTGAAGGGCATGGTAAACAAACATACAACAAGTATATGCAAAATCTTGTTGAATATACAGACTTCACAGAAATCAAATATATGGGTAACACACCTGTAAGCAGGCCTTTCTTTAGATGTACAAGAGAAAAGATGAAGATTGACGATGCTATACAGGCTATTGTTAATAGCAAATATGATAAAATTGCAGTAGTAGGAAAATCATTTTCAGGAAAAACTTATATTAGAAAGCATTTACAACAGTTAGAACATAAGTTTACTCTTGTAGACGACTTGCTACTTGATCCTATTAAGGGCCAAGAAAACACAAGAATTGACGTAGCGGACTTAAATAATATTGACAAGTTTGTGCTTTTTGATTACAGAGGTTTGGAATATTATCCAGATGTTGATGTAGTGTTTTTTGTAACGCCAAGTATGGAGTTAATTGGGCAAACACGTAAAGAAGTAAAGAAGAATAATAAATCAAAGCCTTTGATTACACCTTCAATCAAAAGTTTTGAAAATGTAAAAGAAGTGTATACTGTAGAGAGAAACAATGAGAATTAAAAGTGCAAAGAAATTCGGAAAAAACTTCCATTATAGATGGAGCACACATCAACCAGTAGTTAGAGCAATGGTTGAATTAATTAACCCCGAACTAATACTTGAATTAGGAGTAGGACGTTATTCAACACCTTTATTTGTTAGATTTCCTGCACAAAAAATTATTCATGTTGAAAGCGAACAAGGATGGTTAGACTTAGTCAAGGAAGAAAACTTAGGTGCTATTACAAGTAAGAGTGAATGGAGGCATCACGATATTGCTCCACTTGGTATTGAAAGCATTAAAATTTTACCAAGCCAACTTAACGAATCACAGAAAACTGCTATTGACAATTACTACACATCACTTGCAAATGAAATTAAAATAATGCCGTATAAGTCAAGTTTAATTTTTACAGACGGCTTTGCTTCTTGTAGGAAATCAACAGTTGATTGTTTAACAGGTGTAACTGATGTTATGATATTTCATGATGCAGAAAAACCTGAAGAATATGGTTATGACAAACTTGAACCCAAGTTGTACGAAACACATGACGAGTATTTGCTAAAGACTGCAACTTCGTGGACAGGTTTTATGATCAAGAAAGACATTGCAACTGAATCCGAAATCAAGTCTATCATTGACAAGTACGTTGATATCTACATTGCAGAATTAGGTATAGATAGAAAAGGTTTTGAATTAGTTAAGAAATGAAACAGCAACTTTTAGATCACATTGAAAAAAATTTTCCAAACACATACGACTTACAACAAAAGTATCGTAGTCACCCAAGTTATAGTTTATTAACTATTGATAACCTTGTTCCTAATGAACTTGTAAAAGCAATGGCCAAAGAGTTGGAAGAAGTTCCGCTCGAAGACTGTAAGCATTTTACAAGAGCAGGTTCATGTATGTATGAATACAACAACGTTGATAAGACACCTGTACAAGACGCAGTTATACATGCACTACACAGTGGAAAGTTTATTAAGTGGTTGCAAGATGTTACAGATACAGTTGACCTAATACCTGATCCTCATCTTATTGGTGCAGGATATTGTAAGTCATTAACAGGTGACAGTTTAAAAGTACACAGCGATTTCAATTGGAATGAACAACTTAGATTACACCGCATGGTAAGTTTAGTAATCTATCTTAATGAAGATTGGGATCAAGATTGGGGTGGACAGTTACAGTTTTACGATAAAAAAAGAGAAACTTTACATAGCAAAGTTCCTGTAGGTGCAGGTAATGCCGTTATATGGAGTTACGATAACTTTGCATTTCACGGTTACCCAGAGCCAATGACAAACCCAGAAGGTACAAGTAGAAAAGCATTGCGTTTGTTCTATTATGTTAGTAACGCAGAGCATGACTCTAAACATCCTCCACACAGAAGTTTGTATTGGTTTGATGACAAAGAGAAAGTAGCATACGATAAGCCATGGAACAAATAAGATTAGACATACCCGACTTACCATATAAGAACGTTCTTTGGGAAAACAAAGACAATGTAACCGATGAAGGTAGAGCAACTGCTTTTGAATCACAAAATAAAAAATATCATCTTGCAGGTTACACAGCAGAAAATACAAAATACAAACAAGCATTTCCTGAAACATATAATTTTATAGACTTTAGTAAGACATTGTTTGATAGATGTACAGTAGCACTAATGCAACAAGCACCTGGACAAGTTTTACCAGAGCATGTTGATACATTTTACATGTTTGCCAAAAATAATAATGTACACCCTGATGGCTGTATCCGTGTTAATATATTTCTTGAAGATTGGCAAAGCGGACATTACTTTGAAATAAACAAGACTCCTATTACAAATTGGAAACGTGGTGATGCTGTTATTATTGAAAAAAATGAACCACATCTAAGTTCTAATAGCGGAATGTTACCTAAGTATACGATGCAAATAACTGGAGTAAAGAATGAATTTAAGAGGCGCTAAACCTGTAACGGACAACGCAATTAAAAAGTTTATTACAGAATTAAATCCTGTAAATGATTTGTATAACGAAGAATTACCATCTACGTTTATTAAAACATTTATGGATTGGATTAGTGCAAGTGGTAATAATAAACTAATAGGACTTGATTTATTTCCAAGTCAAAAATTAGTTTGCGGTACTGTACAAGCCTTTGATCATTTTTATTTTAGACACAAAAACAAACGTTTTAGATTTCACAAAGGTGAATTTATGTATCACAGTGCATGTTTGAAACATGGGTGTGATTGGGAATACATCGAAGACGAACCACTTGAACACGACGATGTGTTAATCACAAGTGTACCTTTCAGCGACTATGGTAGACAGCATGTTGACCTTGAATATTACTTAGATATTTGTAATAGTTTAGAAATTCCTGTGCTACTTGACTTTGCATATTATCCTTGTACAAAGAATATTAACGTAGATTTAGCACAATGGAAATGCGTAGAAACTATTACGTTTAGTATTAGTAAAGCATTTTATGGCGCAGAATTTTTACGTGTAGGTGTACGTTGTGAACGTGTAGATACAGATGACGGCATTGATGTGTTTAATTCTGTAGAAATGAATAACAGAATTGACATAAGCATTGCAAATAGTTTAATACAAAATTTTCCAGTAGATTGGAACTGGCAACAGTATACAACTGCTTACAATCAAGCAATAGAAGATAAGAATTTACTACCTACAGACTGTATTATGTTTGGCATCGGAGACGACAAATGGAAGGATTGGAACCGAGGCAGTGACGTTAATAGGGTATGTATTAGCGAACTAATAGGTGAAATAGTTAATACCAGTTCTGGCACTTAATCTCATATCAGCCATTTAAATATGAATACTAACCAAGGAGATTAATATGACAGTAGTAAGTAGTCACAATGATTGGGATCCATTAGAAGAATGTTTTGTGGGTATCGCCGATCATGCAAGAATACCAACAGTAGATAAATCAACACACAGTTTTGGATTTGCAGATTGTAAATATGAACATATCAAAGACTTAGAAGGACCAAGTCCTGAGTGGGTAATTGACGAAGCAAATGAAGATCTTGATGGACTTGCTAAACTTTTAACTAACCTTGGAGTTAAAGTTAGACGTCCAGAGTCAATTGATCACAGCATAGAATTTGGTTCACCAGATTGGAAAACTACAGGTTGGTACACATACTGTCCACGAGATTTATTATTGCCACTTAACAATGTTATTATTGATTGTCCAGGTGCAATGAGAGCAAGACAATACGAAACTACAGCATACAGAGAATTTTTATATGAAGCAATGGCAGGTGGTTCACAATGGATTAGTGCGCCTCGTCCAAGACTACTTGACGAGATTTATCAACTTGAAGACCTAAGCATTCCTACACTTGTTAATAAAGAAATTGTGTTTGATGCACCTAACGTAGTAAGACTTGGTAAAGATTTAATCTATCAAGTTAGCAACAGTGGTACACTATTAGGAGGACAGTGGTTAAAAACTATCCTTGAACCTTTAGGATATAAAATTCATCTTGCAGAAAAATTCTATAGTTATTCACACTTTGACAGTACAGTAATTCCATTACGCCCTGGACTTGTGTTGTTTAACGGAGATAGAATTAACAAAGACTGGTACCCACCTATCTTTAAAGACTGGGATAAAATTTTCTTCCCAGGTGATAAGGTACATGATATTGGTACTAACTTGCCTAACAACGTTTCGCCATGCAGTAAGTATATTGGTTTGAACTTTATGAGTGTTAATGAGAAACTTGTAATTTGTGATGAGAATCAAGAACCATTGCGTAAAGAATTAGATAAATGGGGAATTGAAAGTATAGCATTACCTATGCGTCAAGCACGTACATTGAGTGGTGGCTTCCATTGTGTTACTTTAGATACGAAACGTAAAGGCACATTGGAAAGTTACTTTGAGTAAACGTGGTTATCATATACCAAATCTTGAATACATGATCACGACAAGTTGTGATCTGGCATGTCCAGGTTGCGATAGATTTATTGATCACAACTTACCTTTCGTAGAATCATTTGAAAACATTGTTAAGAACATGGAAGCATGGGGTAAAAGACTTGACCCAGACCATGTAACTATTATAGGTGGTGAACCGTTGTTACACCCACGCATATACAATATACTAAAAGAAGCAAGACGTATATTTGATCATGCAGTTATTGAAGTTTATACTAACGGATTCTTATTACCTAAGCGTCCAGACATACTAAAGGTCCTTAAGAAAATAGGCAGAGCAAAAATTAGTTGTAGTTTACATAATAAAAATCCTAAGGTTAGAGAACTTATTGAAACTAATTTATGGAATGCTTTTTACAGCAAAGGCAACTGGACAATGGTTAGTGATATTGCACACAAGCAAGATGATGTTGAAGTAGAAGTTACTGATCCTACAGAAGGTGGTTGGTATGATTATAGACAAACAATCAACGGCAAACTAAAGCCTTGGACTGACAAAGATCCTGAAGCAAGTTACAAAGCATGTGGTGTAAACATATATCCTATAATATACAAAGGACAGTTATACAAGTGTCCTCCTATTAGTATGGTGCGTACATACTTGAGCAAAGCAGGACAAATGGATGATGCTGATTGGAAACTATACGTAGATTACAAGGGACTTGACATTGATGTACAAGAAAGTGAACTTGAAAAATTTGTTAAAAACATTTTCAAACCACATAGCATTTGTGCAATGTGTCCATCTAATCCGAAACTAAAACCACAAGACGAAGCAGTGGTTAAGAATGTAAAAATACTATGAAGAAAATACCTTTAATAACAATGGATAGTAATTCCAGAAGCCTTGGTACGTTTATCGAGAACTTCAAAGGTATTATTGATTTTGAAGGACATAATGACAAGGTACTCGAGAACCAAGACAAACTTGTAGTATTCTTTGAATATGTAGGAGACAATGATTACACATTTGAAACATTTACTAACTTTTTTAAAACATATAAAATACCGACCTTTCTTGTTATCGATGACTCATACGAGGGGCTTACAGACGATGCATTTCTTGCGTTGGTAGAAAAAACTGTACAGGACAATCCTTTTATTGTTGACTGGGTAATACTAACAAATAACAAAATTCTTAACACAAAGAACAAAATATATTTTAATGTACAATTACATCTTGATAGATATGATGGCATTGATATACGCAATCATATTAACAAAGATTGGAATGGTAACACTAACTTACGTAAGAAAAAATTCTTGTGTTTGAATAGGCAAGAACGTATGCATAGGTTACAAGTAACACACCACTTGTTAAGGAATGACATTGCTAAACATACATACCTAAGTTGTCCGCTTGGTGCGTATGAGCATGTATTCAACAGTAATAGCACACAACAAGAACACAGAAAGTATCTTGACAAAAGTTTATTAGACACTAATTTACCAAAAGAATTCGTAACATTATTACAAGACAACTTACCTGTAGAGTTAGACTTGAACGAAGTTACATATAAATCAATGTCAAGAAGTTTGCCAAGTGCAGATGATTATTACAAAGAAAGTTACTTTAGTATTGTTACTGAAGGAGACTTTTGGGATAACAACAGACAAGCATTTACAGAAAAAGCATTGAAGTGTTTCTTGTATAAGCACCCGTTTATTGTTATTGGATTGAAAGGAACGTTAACACTATTACGTGAACTTGGTTTCATGACATTTAGTCAAATCATAGATGAATCATATGACAACGAAGAAGATCCTTCAACAAGACTTGCAATGGCAATGGACGAAGTTGACAAACTAAACAGTTACAATATACACGAACTACAAGACATGTATAATGAACTTACAACTATATTAGAATATAATAGAGAGCATTATCTTAATTTGTTTCAACAGAAACAGCCTGTTGAATTATTACATAAGATTAATTCTTTTGTAAATGATTAATAATAAAATCTTTGTTAGGTAAGTTTAATCTTTCTGCATCACTAATAATACTATTTTTAGCATCAGCATCAAGAATATTGATATCTAAATCAAAAGGAAATGTTAGTACGTTAATATACCAATGTGTGTTTGTAAATTTTGTACAGAAGTTATGCAAGTCTTTTAGACCCATATAATTATTTTTGTGTAGTACAGAATTAAATTCTAATGTGTACATATTATCGTGTACCCAATTAATAAACTTAACCACGTTAGGCCATTTAATTCCACTACGTACACGTTCTCCAAGTTCACCTACGCCATCAATACTTAAGATAAAAGTTACTTTCTTATAGTGTCTTAGTTCTTCAACAACTTCATCATTAGGTATGAACGTTCCGTTTGTATTGTATATAATTTCAATATTGTTTTTGTTTTTTACTTGACGTAGTAGTTTCAAATGTCTATTAGTAATTAACGGTTCGCCTCCAAGAAACAATATCTTTTCAAGCGAGTCTGGTACGTTTGTAACGTCATCAATCTCCATTAACTTGTGTTTAGGTGCTCCATAGATTTCTTTTTCTTTCACAATCCAACTTGTACTGAACTCTGAATTGCAACCATCGCAAGTTAAATTACACAAGTTATCAAAACCAATTTCAAGAAACTTTAGGTCAACTTTGTCCATTGAATATTTCTCATTAAATTCTTCACGCAAACTTTTGTGTCCTATCTTTTCTTCATAGAAACACTTTTCGCAACCTTTAATAAATTTTCCTTTAGCACTTTGTTCACGTAGGTCTTGGTAGACTGTACTGTGTAATACGTTGTCTATGTCACCATCAAATGTAGCAACAGAATGTTTGAATCTACAACAAGGGTAGACTCTGTTACCACTTCTTATATTGGTGTGATTCCAAAATGCACTACATTTCATAATATGGTATCCAGTGTTTATCCAAGTCTTTTTTTAAACATTTAGTTGCTAAATCTAATACAGTTGTGTAATCAATTTTGGTTTTGTCTTCATTTCTAAATGGATCAAACACAAATCTATTATATTTATTTACTATGTTAAACTCAGTATCATGTATGTTGATAAACATGGGTATACTGGCGTCTAAGACGCATTTTAAGGGCCCTACAGTACACAAAGCATAGTCTACACGAGCAACAGCATACTCTAATGATTCAGGGGTATACACAGGCATTTTAACCACGTTTACACGTTCCAATAACCATTGTTCTATATGCTTGTCTAACACGTCATCTCCTAAAGGTAACAATAATACGTTGCTAAATTTATTTTGATTTGAGTTCTTGATTAGTGTTAGAACTTCTTCGTTTGTCATTTTTTGATTATTTCGAGATCAAAAGTAATGATATCCAAATTAGTTTTACTCATATTAGGCGTAGTACTAACGTCTAAATATCCTGGAATAAAATACATCTCGCCTTCTGGCATCGGCAAATAAGTTTGCCAACTATTGTATGCGTTTTTATTTTCAACTGGAATCTTATTAAAGTAATATTCACTTACAGGATTGTCAATTACAAGTCCGCCGCTTTTTGGATCGCTGGTTACAAAGTACATACCGGAATAAAAACTATTTGTGTTTTTTGTTTTAGTCAAGCAACCACCAGGTAATACTGTTTGAATGTATGCTCTGGTAATAGCAATATGCTGTCCTTGTTTAACTTCAAATTTTTCAGTAATAGACTTAACAAAATCCTTAACATCATCACTCTCGCTAATATGTTTGAAGGCGTTGTTAGTGTGAAAGTTATCCTTGCTCTGCCAAGTATTAATATGCTGTATATTAACATTATTGGTTTGCTTTTGGTAGTCTTCAACAACTCTATCAAATAATTTTTTGATATCTTTGTGCTTTGAAAACGTAACTCTGCTGATACTATTAACGAATAAATTCAATGTGTCCATACAATTACTTATTGAGCAACCAGGAATAAACAATGTTATCTGGCTCTAAATTAAATACATTTATGAAGTATGTGTTAGTTACAGGTGGCTTTGATCCACTACACTCAGGTCATTTGGCGTACTTTAAAGCGGCAAAGAAACTTGGTGACAAACTGGTTGTTGGACTAAACAGCGATGAGTGGTTGACAGCAAAAAAGGGTCAACCTTTCATGCCATTTGCAGAACGACTTTCTATTATACGTGAACTTGAATGTGTTGACAACGTATTAAGTTTTGATGATAGCGACGGTACAGCATGTGGAGCAATATTTAAACTAATGGCTACTACGGCTGGAGAGTATGTGTTTGCTAACGGTGGTGACAGGGTTGATGGCAACGTACCCGAGTATGCTACATATGGAGACAAAATAGAATTTGTATACGGAGTAGGTGGCACAGACAAAATAAATTCAAGTAGTTGGATTTTAGAAAATTACAAATACCCAAAGACAAAACGTAGTTGGGGTTGGTATAGAGTGCTTGACGAACAGCAAGGTTACAAGGTTAAAGAACTTGTAATAGAGCCTGGCAATAGTTTGTCAATGCAACGACATAAACATCGCAGTGAGAACTGGTATGTGTTGAAAGGAAAGTGTGTTATTGAAACAGAATGGGAAGGTAGAGCAGAGTCAAGAGAGTTAGATGCTAATCGTTCATATACAATAGATAAAAATGTTTGGCACAAAGGAATCAACAATACAGACGAACACTGTCATATATTAGAAGTACAGTTTGGCGACAAGTGTATTGAAGAAGACATAGAAAGAAGGTAAAATGAAAATTTTTGTAGGATACGACACCAGAGAAGATATTGCTTACCAAGTTTGTAAGCACAGCATTGAATCACAATGCCCAACAGCAGAAGTAATTCCGTTAAAACAAAACGACTTAAGAAATGACAAGTTGTATTGGAGAGGCGAGGATAAACTTGCAAGTACAGAATTTACATTTACACGTTTTCTTATTCCACACCTAATGAATTATGATGGCTGGGCATTGTTTATTGACAGCGACATTGTGTTTACAGAAAACGTAAAAAACTTATTTGATCTTGCAGACGACAAGTATGCTGTTATGTGTGCCCAACATGATTACACACCTAAGCCTGGAACAAAGATGGACGGACAAGTACAAACACAATATCCACGTAAGAACTGGTCAAGTGTTGTGTTATGGAACTGTGGACATCCAAGTAACCAAGCAGTAACAATTGATAGCGTAAACAATCCTAACTACGATGGAAAATACTTTCATAGATTTAGTTGGCTTAAGGATGAAGAAGTAGGACAACTCAGTCACGAATGGAACTGGCTTGTTGATTGGTACCAAGAACCTGAAGACGGAACCCCGAAGGCACTGCACTACACAGAAGGCGGTCCTTGGTTTGAGAATTACCGACATTGTTCATATCACGATGTTTGGAAAAAGTTTTTATCAGATATGATGTATAGCAAATAGCAGGAGCATATGGTAACGTTTAAAAAGAGAGATAAGTGTTTTGTAACTGACCCTAACGACATGATTGTTCAGTGTCTAACTGAATCATATACTCATGTTGTACCTACTGGACACAAGACGTTAAAGGACGATATTTCAAAAACACCTCTTGTTATTAGAGGAATGACTGAACGTAAATCAATACGCATTTGTGAAAAGCAAAAGCGTGATTATTATTATATTGATACAGGTTACATGGGTAACTTGCACAAACGCAAAGACTATCACCGTGTGGTTAAGAACAATGTACAAAACATGAAGCCACGTTATGACTTACCAGATGATAGGTTTAGAGATATTCCGCAGTCAATGTCATCTATTAGATTTAGAGGTTGGCGTAGAATGAATGGACCTATTCTTGTTGTAACACCAAGTGCAAAACCTTGTAACTTTTACAACATAGATAGAGATACATGGGTAGATGAAACATTAGCAGAAATTAAAAAATATACTGACAGAGAAATTATTGTTAGAGACAAAGGACTACGCAGAGAGCGTGTAGGTGAGTTTAGTGTGCCTATGCAACTTGTTAACGAACAAATTCATTGTGTAGTAACATACAACAGTATTGCGGCAACAGAAGCAATTAGCACAGGAGTTCCTGCTGTTGCACTTGCACCAGGTGCGGCAGATGAGTTGTGTACAAAAACTATTGCAGAAATTGAAAGTCCATATTACCCAGAAGAAGAAAAAGTATTACAGTGGCAGAACTGGTTAGCATATTGTAACTACACTACAACTGAATTACGTAACAACAGAGCATTAGATATCATAGAGGAGTACGGATTGTGTTAACAGTAGCATCATACATGAAAGTAATTCCTCCAGGGAATTCAAATCCGGAAAAGCCAGCACTACTTAAAAACTTTATTCAAGGTGTAAATCTTATTGGTGACAGAGGATTAATTATTAACACATATCATCCTATGGACACAGACGTTGCAGTTATACAAGGCTTTGTACATGCTAACAGCAAACAATCAGCACACTTACAATTACGTAGACAAGTTTATGAGAATCAGTTAAGACGTGGTAAACGTTGTGTTATTGTTGACAGTAATTTATTTCTTGCATATGATAATAAGAATAGCAAAACATATTTGCGTTATAGTTACGATGGTATCTTTGCTAACACAGGAGAATACTGTAACGATTTAGATAACATTGATAAATTGCGTTGGCAGAAAATGAAAAACGCATTAAGCATTAATGTAAAGCCTTGGAAAATGCAAAGTATTGGACATATTTTAATTTGTTGTCAGCGACACAATGGTTGGAGTATGCAAGGACAAAATGTACTACAGTGGTTACGTACAACTGTAGAACTTATTAGACAAAACATTGACGCCCCTATTATTGTGCGTTTTCATCCTGGTGATAAGCACAAAGATACATACGAGTCACAGATTAAAGATTTAAATATTAGGGTCAGCAAGTCTAAAACTATATTTGAAGATTTACAAGGAGCAAGAGTCTGTGTTGGACATAACAGTAGTCCAACAATCATTGCCGCTATAGAAGGTGTGCCTATTTTCTTAACAGATGCAGGACGCAGTCAAGCAAAAGATGTTGCTCATTATAATTTTAAACATCTATCACAACCACAAGAATTTGATAGAGGACCGTGGCTTGAGAAACTTGCACAATGTCATTGGACATTAGATGAATTGAAGGACGGAAGTTGTTGGAGACATATGAGAAAGTACATATCATGAAAGTATTAGCACTAACTACATTCCATCAAGAAGGATTAGAATTGTATGGTCAACGATTTATAGATACATTTAGTAAACATGTAGATAAAGATATTGACCTAATTGTGTATACTGAAAACTGTACACCAACAAACACTGATGAAAGAATTACTATTGTAGATGCTAAACAGGCATTGCCAAAGTTAAATGCATTCAAAGAAAAATGGAAGGACGAGCCTAAGGCTAATGGAATATGTCCTCCGGATATAAAAGCAAGACGTCCGCGTGATTGGCATAAGAAATTTAAATGGGACGCTATTAGATTTGCAAACAAAGTGTATGCAGTCTATGACGCATGTACTAAAATAGAATACGATTTAGTAATATGGATAGACGGAGATACCGTTTGTCATAGTCCTATTACAAAAGAGAAACTTGTTAGTTTCTTTCCTGAAACAAATTGGTTAGCATATTTAGGTCGTGGTAACAAATGGCCAGAGTGTGGATTTTATGCATTGTATATCAAACAACAAGGTGCTATTGACTTTCTTAAAGAGTTTGAACGTGTCTACGAAGATGCAGACAACGGTATATTTAAAATGGAAGAATGGCATGACAGTTATGTATTTGATGAAGTGTTAAAGAATATTAGATTACAACACCCTAACATCACAGACCTTAGTGGACATCTTGTTAAAGGTGAAGGACATCCTTTGATTAACACAGAACTTGGTGCATACTTTGATCATCTTAAAGGTGCTCGTAAGCAAGTAGGCAAAAGTAAACTTCAAGACTTATTCAGAAAGCGTCACGAAGAATACTGGAAAGACGCAAGGTGAAGTTTAGTTTGTTTACACACAATGGTGCATTAAATTCAAAGCCTGTCTTTGAAGCATTCGCCCAAGGTGTAAGCACATTAGGACACGAAGTTGTATACAACGATCTCGATGCCGACGTTGCTGTTATATGGAGTGTGTTATGGCATGGTAGAATGTCAGCAAACAAAAATGTTTGGGATCATTTCAAGAAACAAAATAAAAAAGTTATTGTACTTGAAGTAGGAGCATTGTTCAGAGGCACTACTTGGAAGGTTGGTATTGACGGTATAAACAGAGATGCTATATTCCCAGATGGTAATAACAATAGTGATCGTGCTGAACAGTTAGGACTAAAACTTAAACCTTGGAACACTAACGGCAGTAAGATTATAATTTGTACTCAGCATGACAAGAGTCAACAATGGGAAGGCATGCCACCTATACAACAGTTTGTGGTTGACATGATACGAGGCGTTCAGGTTTGGACAGACAAAGAAATAGTTGTTCGACCTCATCCACGTTGCAAACTTAATATACCTGGCATAGAAGTACAAGCACCAAAACAAATACCAGGCACCTATGATGATTTTGACTTACAGTTTGAAGATGTATATGCTGTAATAAATTGGTCAAGCAATCCTGCAACACAGGCAGTCATGAATGGTATCCCAGTGTTCACGGGTCAAAGCAGTCTTGCATGGGACATGAGTATAAAAAGTTTGACCAACATTAACAATCCGTTGTTGCCTGATAGAGAACAATGGCTTAACAATTTGGCATACACGGAATGGAGTGTGCCGGAAATATCTCAAGGAACCCCAATAAAACACTTGACTTCTAAACTATAATCCTGTATAATAAAGTTTATAGTATAGGAATCACAAATGAACCACGAATATAAAGTTGAAGATTTATTAGAAGCAGTTGTAGGATTAACAGTCTTGCCTGGCAAAACTTGGAAAGATAAATGTTTTCAATTACATCCTGACAACTCAAAAGTCTTATCAAGCATTGCACGTCAGGTGTTCAAAGGATCTGCACTAACCGAAAAGCAACACGAACTTGTTAAAAAATTAATACTTGAATATTACACAGAGCAATTTGCTAATCAAAATATTGATGTTACCAAACACGTAGACGGTGTTAGAGAACCCTATAGGCAAGTAGACAAAAGTCATTGGGTTAAGTTTACAAAGAAGAATAATTTAGATTATGTAAGTATTAGATTTCCATTTAGTAATGAGGTAATTGAACACGTACAAGATCTAAAAAAGGAAAATGACGACACATACTACTACGAAAAGCATACACACCATTTTGAAGCAAACGAACGAAACATTTACAAAGTATGTACTGTTGCACATAAATTTAAAGAAGATTTTGAAATTGGCAAAGACGTACAAGAATACTACAACGAACTTGTACAGTTTGATATGGACAAGGATAATATTGTTCCAGGCATATATGAAAATAAATTTAAGAACATGAATGAAACATTGATCCAAAAATTATCTGATAGGTATCCTAATCCAGATGAGAATATGCTTGAACTTTGGGATAAACGATACTTGTATGGGTTACATCATTTTCCAGACTTTGCGTGTCCGCAAGTCTCAACACTTACACACAAAATTTTAGAAAGAAAAAATAGTTCAGTTGTTATTAATTCAACCGAATGGTCATTAGATCATGTACTTGAAAGCCTACACGAACTAAACAGGTTTCCGTGCATTGTATTGCTTGAGCCTGATTCTGCAACAGACCATTTAAGTATGTTATATCATGCAACGAAAGGTTTCTTATATAATCAAGACATATCCGTTATGTTTAGATTGGACAATAAGAACAATGGTGAATTTAACCAATTCGTCAGGGACAAGGCATTAAATAATAGTATAAGCAATTCAACAAGACTTGTTATTGCTAATCGAAAGAAAATAACAAAACCTATTTTAAAGTCAGACTGGGATCCAGTTAGTGTACTTGTACTCGGCAATTCAAGAGGATCTTACACTGTTGCAAAAGAATATGTAGAAAGATTTGATTTGAAAATATTTTGGACAGCAGAAGATAGTATTATCTCAAGATACACAAGACATAACGATAACGCATACACGACAGGAATACAATCCATATGAGTAGTTGCAGAATAGTAATACATGACGAAGTAAACTTTAAGGTTGAAAACTTATCTGTTGACGTTCGTAGAAAGATTGCAAACAAATTAAAGTTTCAAGTTCCGTATGCACGTTACTTGCCACAGTACAAACTTGGTAGATGGGACGGAACTGTAGGCTTCTTTGGGTTAGGTGGTAGTGGTTACATTAATCATCTTGATGTTGTGCTAAAGGTATTAAATGAACAAGGTGTTGAAGTTGCAGAGATTAAAGACAATAGAGAAACACACAATTTAAAATTTAGTAAGATTGACGAAAACTATTTCGCGGCACGTAATTGGCCTAAAGGACATCAACTTGAAGGACAACCTATTATATTACGTGACTATCAAGTAGAAACAATTAATAACTTTTTAGACAATCCACAAGCATTACAAGAAGTTGCAACTGGTGCAGGTAAAACAATTATTACTGCATGTCTATCACACATTACAGAAAAACTTGGTCGGACGTTGGTTATTGTTCCTAACAAATCGCTTGTTACACAAACAGAAGAAGACTATGTTAACTGTGGACTCGACGTAGGTGTATACTTTGGTGATAGGAAAGAATTAGGTAAGACACATACTATTTGTACTTGGCAAAGTTTAAACATACTTGACAAGCGTAGTAAAGACGGAAAGAGCGTTTTAAGTCTTGCAGAGTTTTTAGATAATGTAAAAACTATTATCATTGACGAAGTACACCAAGCAAAAGCCGATGTACTTAAAAAACTACTAACACAAAATTTAAAGAATGCACCTATACGTTGGGGACTAACAGGAACTATACCTAAAGAACAATTTGAGTTTCAAAGCATTCTTGCAAGTTTAGGTCCTGTAATAGGAAACATCAGTGCAAAAGAATTACAAGACAAAGGTGTATTGAGTAAGTGTCATGTTAACATATTACAAATGATTGATACACAAGTACACAGAGATTATCAAAGTGAACTAAAGTATCTAACAACGGACGAAGGTCGTTTAGAATATATTGGTAAGTTAGTAAACTCTGTTTCACAATCAGGTAATACACTAATACTTGTTGATAGGATATCAGCAGGTGAAAAATTATTAAGTCTTCTTCCAGATGCAGTGTTCGTCAAAGGCGATGTTAAACTTGCAGATAGAAAAGATGCATATGACGAAATTAAAGAAGGTACAAACAAAGTTATTATCGCAACATATGGCGTTGCGGCTGTTGGTATTAATATACCACGTATCTTTAATTTAATTTTACTCGAGCCAGGCAAGAGTTTTGTCCGAGTGATTCAATCAATTGGCAGAGGCATAAGAAAGGCACAAGACAAGGACTTTGTACAGATATGGGATGTTACATCGACATGCAAATATGCAAAGAGACATTTAACATCACGTAAGAAGTTTTACAAAGAAGCAGAATATCCGTTTACGATTGAAAAAGTAGATTGGCAAAAATAAAGGAAACTAAATGAATATATTAACATTAGATAATAAAGCCTTTTCACTTAACAACCTGCCAGAACAGATTGAAGAAGATATTAGATTCAGTGTATTAGATAACAGCGATCCTCAAAATCCTGACTTCTTTTTTATACCTCTAATATTTTTAGAAAGTTTTAGTTCGCCGGCTATTGTTATGGAGATTAACGGCAAAGAAATTAGTATGCCACTTGATTGGCATATTGCAGTTGGTGATTCAGAAACAGGTAACGACTTAGAAATACTTCCGTTGACAAGTATCAACGACAGAGGTTTTGAAGCATTTGTTTTTAATCCCTTAAAGAGTTACAAACCAGACTTTGCAGATTTAAAAGTTACAAACTTTTATAATGATGTAAAATGGCATGTACCTAAAACTAAAAATGGTCAATTATTAAGTGTACCAATTACAGAAGGTGAAAATCCGTTGTGTGCATTTTTTATTAAAGATGTATCAAGACAGATTGAAACTATTGACTACGGAGAGTTATTTTAAATGAAGTTGTACTCTGGGCATTATCAAAATCAATTACGGAAATTGCATCAACTCAAATCAAGTTTCGGCAGTGCTGGAAAGTACAAAGGACTTAATGAGTGGATTGATAAATGGAAGCCTCAGAGTTTAACTGACTATGGTTGTGGTAAAGGTAACGTTATGATAGAGATTGGTAAACGTTATCCGGAGTGTGAACTGCAAGGTTATGATCCAGGCGTGTTACAATATAACAAGATACCTGAGTTTGCAACAGACTTATTAATGTGTACAGATGTACTTGAACACATTGAACCTGAAATGATTGATAACGTATTACAACACATAAACACATTATTCAAAAAGAGTGCGTTCTTATTAATTGACACGAGAGAAGCAATTAAAACATTACCAGATGGTCGTAATGCCCATTTGATAATTGAAGGAAAAGATTGGTGGACTGAAAAAGTAACCAAACATATAAAAGGTAACGTGGCTATAAACGCATGGCAGAAACAACAAAAAATATTAATAGTGGTAAACAAATAATGGAACCTATTTTAATATCACCTCATTTAGTTTATAAAGTTAACTGTCCTGTTGACTTAACTTTCATTGCTGAACGTAGTGCAAAACTATTAGACACTATTGCTGATCCAGGTGAAGTAGAACAAGATGGTGGTATTACAAGTACAGGACATCTTGATGCTCCACACTTGTGGGAAGAAGCAAGACTATTGAACGGTTGGTTAAAAGGTCAAGCAAACAAAGTTTTAGAAGCATGGGACTTGAACTTCAACACATTTGGTATAACAAAGAGTTGGGTTAACAGTCACTTTGAAGGTGCATGGACTGACACACACGATCACGGAAATAGTCATCTTGTGTGTAGTGTGTACATACAGCAACCAAAGAATGGTGGCAACTTAGAATTTGAAAATAAAGAAAGAACGTTGTTTGCAGGTTATCCACGTTTCGCTCAAAATCAATCAAAACTTCATAACTACTTTACAGAGGTTGAAGTCGAACAGGGCGACGTAGTGTTCTTTCCTGGTTGGTTGAGTCATAGAAGTCAATCTAACAAATCTACACAACGTAGAATTGTAATGGGTATGAATTGGCACTGTGAGTTAGAACGCCCACAACAAACAGACAACGATCATATAACGAGGCAAGATGTTTAGTATTTTTAATAAGCCAAGCAAAATAACATTAGATTGTTTTACTGATCAGCGTGTTATCTATGATGCGTATGAGCCCGAACTTGCCAAAGATACAATGCCTGAATGGTGGAAGAAGATGGTATCAACACGTAAGTTTGATAGTATGACATACCAAGGCTTAGACAATGCTACACTAAAACGTTGTCCACACGTAAATGAATTATTAACAACAGGCGTTATGTTTCCTGCTTGGATGCAATTAAAAATTAAAACATTTGATCAACCCGATCAAGCAATGATCCAAACATATCCAGAAGGTAGTCCTGTTATACCACATGACCCACAAGACTATGCACACCACAAGCCAAACATGTTTCATGGCAAGGTAATGAGTCCGTGGCAGATAAGAGATACAAGCGGAACCAAGTGGTTATGGACAAGTCCGCAATGGCATATGACTAATCCAATAGAGTATTGGACAGTTCCTGCTATATCAGAGTTCAAGTATCAACATGCAACTATTGTTAACTTGATGGTACCATTCAACAGTGAACTAAACATTGAGCCAGGTGATCCGTGGCTACACTTGGTGCCACTAACAGAAAAGCGGATCGAATTAAAAACACATTTGGTTTCATCAGAAGAACTGAACAAGATGAACAGTCTTATGATGGGCGTAGGAAGTTATTCACGTTTTATAAACCGAATGAAAAAGAAAGGAAAGTAAATGCGATTATTAATTTTTTTATTAGTTTTAATTACTGCGGTAGCAGTTTACACAGATGCGGGTGCAGGCGAATGGCAAGAGAAACCAATTGTTTGTGCTAACGAATCTGAAATTAAAGCAGGATTGGCAAGTAGAGGAGAAATAAAATTATTTGAATCAATACAAATAACACCTGTACGTGATACAACTGGATTATCTGAAATTCCTGTACATTTGCCGCTATCGATTTACGTCAGTCCAAAAACAAATTCATATACAATAATAGAGTACCATCCTGGATATGATACTTATTGTATTATTAGTTATGGTACGGACTGGTCAATAAAAGGAAAAAACACATGAGTCCAAACAAAGAAGTAGAAGTAATAAAGAACGCAATGGCGGACAACAAGAAAGTTTTCTTGAAAGAAGTAGAATTGTTAAATGTAAAGGTTGACAAATTACAATTAACACTTGAAGCATTAGACAACAAACTATCTAAACATATAGGCTTTATTGATTCTACGTATGAAGGTTTGCGTAATCCAATCGATGCCGCAAAAAGGTTTTTGAAAAGATGACCGTAAGCAAAGATAATATTTTTAATATCGAGAATCCGTTTCCAAGTTGGCTTGTACAATACATTGAGGATCAAACTAAAGATGTTAATTGGCAGTTTGTTAGTGTACCAGAAGAACACGAAGAAGGAGACAAATACAAAACTCCTGCACTGTTTACTGACGTTATGTTTTGTACACAAAGCAATATACTTGATGACCACAAAGAACTTACAAAGTTATTACACACTGCATTGACTCGTAATATTATTCCTAACACAATACCAGACGCAGAGATTAATCAAGTAACACGTACAAGACTAAACGGTACTGTACAGAATGTTTACTATGGTCCACACACTGACGTAAGCAACAACGAGCCTGGACTATGGACATTTGTTTATTATGTTAATGACGCAGACGGTGACACAATATTTTTTGAAGAAGATGGTAAAACCGAATTAACAAGAACAAAATATAAAAAAGGAAATGGTGTACTGTTTCCTGCACACTATTGGCACACGATGGACTTGACTACAGTTCCGTTTCGTGTTACAATAGGTATGACATATTCAATAGAGACAAAATTAAATGGCTGATAGATTACCTTTAAAAGATATACTTGGTGCAATCGATATGAATGCAAAGGAAGTATGGGACGAACTTACTGACGATCAACGTAAGCAAGTTAGTTTCTATTTGCTGAATCGTTATTGCAGTGTAGTCAAAGGTAAACGTGAAACACAAGAACTTGCAGTGTTTAAGACTAATGAATATTACAACAAGAATTATTTTACAGTTGCTAAACATCAAAAACTATTATGGCAACTACTATGTATGACATCTAATGAAAACAAGTCTATTCAATATCATGAATGGATTGGTTACAAAAAGAAAAAAGGTGCAACAAATAAAACAGGTAAAGAACTTGAAAAAATATTTCCTAACATGAAACAAGATGAAATACAGATGTTAGTTAATATGAATAAGAAAAAAGATATAGAAAAATTTATAGAGGAATTCAATGGGCATAATTAAAAAGAACGGAAGACTGTTTACATTTGGTTGTAGCCTAACAAGGTATCATTGGCCAACATGGGCAGACATCTTAGGACAAAGTTATCAAGAGTTTTACAACTGGGGTAACAGAGGTGCTGGCAATAGACAGATTATGGAACGCTTCAGTGAAGCATGTTTACGTCATGACTTTACTGCTGAGGACACAGTCATTATACAATGGACTGACTATCATAGATTTGATTCACACAAGAGTGATCCAGACTTACCAGAGGGTTGGTATCCAGGTGGCAACATATTTGTAGACAATGCCGCTGATTCTACTAAAGGCTTTGTAATGAATAAGTTATGGGACGAACGTTCGTATATGATGCACACATTCAACTCTATACATGCCGCAATAGGTATTGCAAGAGCAAGTTGTAAAGCAAGAATCATAATGATCTTTGGCACAGACATGAGAGAAGATTTAATACAGGATCCGTATTGGGCACCATACAAAAAAATTCTACAAAACAATTACTGGATTGAAAAAGATATGTACAACTGGATGGTACAGATGCATGATAAACGTTTAGAGTTCAAAGGTGCAAAGATGGGTAACTTAGATGAGAAACCTACATTAGATTATCATCCAACGCCTATGATGTATTATGAATATTTGATGAAACGCATATCACCTTTGTTAGGTGTAGGTATTGATAGGGCGTTTGCACAAAAATATCAAAAAGTATTAGAGGAAGTAAATGACTACAAAGATATCGGAGAAGCAGTTCTTAAAGCAGGTTACGATACAAATAAAAGATACGCAAGGGGTTACTAACGTGTCTGATAAAAAATTTGTATGTCCATACTGCGGCACATCATACTCAAGAGAAAAGACTCTTGCAGTTCATATGTGCGAAAAGAAAAGACGTGCATTGCAAAAAAATGAAAAACATGTACAGTTAGGCTTTTATGCATTTACAAGATTCTATGTACTGTGTCAGAACATTAAGAAAGAAAAGACATATCAAGACTTCTGTGATAGTCAATACTATAATGCATTTGTAAAGTTTGGATCGTTTGTAAACAATGTACGTCCATTGTATCCAGAGAAGTATATTGACTATGTAGTAACAAGCGGAGTCAAACTTGATCACTGGTGTAGAGATGAACTATATGAAAAGTATGCAATTGAAATACTAAAGAAGGAAGGTGTTGAAACAGCAGTAGAACGTTCAATCAAAACTATGATGGAATGGGCAGATGAACAAGAAGCACCATGGAATGATTATTTTAGATATGCAAGTCTTAACAGAGTAACACAACATTTACGTGATGGTAAAATTAGTGCATGGCTTGTATTGAATTGTGCAAGTGGCAAAGAGATGCTATCCAAATTTAATGACGAACAACTTGGGATTGTATATTCAGTAATGGATCCACAACATTGGGCATTACGATTCAAACGCAGTCCTGTTGATGTAGAATTGGTAAAAGAAATTGCCCAAAAGGCTAACTTGTGATTGACTTTAACCAAATAAAAATGTATAATATTAACTATGAGTAACAACAATTATCAAGTAATCAGTAACCATATGGGACCTGACGGAGAAAGTGTAGATAGGCTTTACGGCAGTCCTGCAAGTGGAGGATCAATGGAATTGGTCAACAGAGATTACACACGATATAAAGGTGGTATTCATAAACGTGCAATCACTTGCAAAGACATTGACAAGACAAAGTTTAGAAGTCATGTGTATGTTACAGATGATGATAGATGGTTCAATAGAAGTGGTATGCCAATAAACAAACCAACTAACTTGGTAACACAAAATGAAAACAAAAAAGAAAAAGAAGTCGAAAAAGAAATCGAAAAAAATACTGTCGAAGCGAGTGAATAAAAGAGAAATTACAGGATATTACATTCCAGGAGACGGTACAATAGAAACATTGTACGCACCCAAATGGTAATACTATACGGAATATTATTTCTATGTGCGTGTTACGTAATACCCATATTCATGCTATGGCGTATGGACAAAGAAGAACCTAAATGAAAAAGCAACTAAACTTATTTGAAGAAGAAAGTCCTAAAGTTATAAAGCAAGAGTTAGACTTCTTGACTAAGACTATTGATCCTAAAAACCCAAATACCGTAGGTAAGAGTATTGCTAACTTAGGCAATCATGTTTTACTTACAGGATTTATAGGAGCAATTATATTTGTGGTGTATGCGAGTTACTGATGCCTGATATAGATATAGACTTTGCTGATAGAGATGTAGTGCTTGGTAAGATCAAGCATCGTGTCGCTAAACTTAACACAGGCAAGAAACATAACACTGGTGTATACACAACTGAGATTCCACACAATCCTGTGGACAACTTATCTACAATCGAACATAAGACAGCAGAAGATAGAGGTTACTTTAAATTAGACTTTCTAAATGTTTCGATATATAAAGATGTAAAAGATGAACAGCATCTTTTAGAACTCATGAAAAAGGAACCATTATGGGATTTACTCAACGCTCCAGAATTCAGCAACAAATTATTTCACGTAGGAGAACACAGTACTCTGCTAAAGAAATTGAAGCCAACAAACATACAACAGTTAGCGGCAACGTTAGCGATAATAAGACCAGCAAAGCGACATCTACAGGACAAGCCTTGGAACGAAATACTACAAGAAGTATGGGTAAAACCTGAAGACGGTTCCTATTACTTTAAGAAGGCACATGCGATGGCTTATGCACAAGCAATCGTAGTCCACATGAATCTGCTCTGCGAACAGATCCAACAATAATTATTTAGGCTTTTTTACTAATTGTACCGAACGTCTTTTCACTCTTTTGAGTGTGAGGTTCTTTAAGTTCACTGTAGGTCCGTGAACAATCTTTACGTCTTTACTGTTCATGTTAACCAAACAGTATCTAAACTTGTCCATCTCTTTACGTAAAAAGATGTTGATAGGTATCATGCGGTTGCTTTCCCACCACCATGTTTCACCCATTTCTAAAAACAAGTCTCTGTGCCTATCTGTTTGTAACTCTGAGTAAACGTACATGCTTGTAATAAAATTGTCCTGATTACAGACTATACCGACGTACTCATTGCCACCATAGGTAACAACACTTAAAAACGGAAATTTATCTTCTATATCTTTTCTTAACATCATTCTCTAATAAATAGTATTATGCAACTTATACCCAGATATTTAGTCAATGCCAAAACCAATCTCGTAGCAAATGTGACTACGGGCACAACAACGGAGTTAAGACAAGTGTACCAGAAAAACTTAAAAATTTTTAAAGGTATCGACAACAAGTTGACCTTTGAAATAAAAAATAATGACAGTAAGCCTATAAGCATACTTAATACGTATACGCCGCACTTTACAGCGTTCGATCATGCTAAGACACAAGTGCTTACTAAAACAGCAACAATTAAAGAAACATCAACACCTAACTTTAAAGGTCAGTTTGAAGTTAATATTACTGCAAACGACTTACTAAACTTAGATGATCAGTTACTAACTTATACAATTCACTTGACTAAGGATAGTGATAATAGTGAAGTAATAACTTATGCTAACACCCACTTTGAGATGATTGGTACCATCGAGTTGCACGGTGAAGCATTCCCTGGACCAAAAGTAGCATACTCCGTTAGTTCTTTCACAGAGTTAGATAACACTGACCCAATTGAATATAAAAGTGAATCGATACCCGGCGAAGCGGCACGTAATGGCAATGATGCTTTACACACTGCGGCGATATACTCAACTGACTTTACAGGTACAGTAACTATCCAAGGTAGTTTGGAAAACCAAAATCCAAGTAATTGGGTAGACATTACATCTGTAAGTTTAACTAATCCAACTGAACCTACTCCAGTTAATTTTAATGGTGTGTTTTCATATTTGAGAACCAAATATACAACAACAAACTCTGGAACAATTGATAAAGTATTAGTCCGAAATTAGTTGACTTTTTGCTCATAAGGTACTATAATAGTATTATGAGCATTGTATTCGAGACACTACAGTTACATCTACCGGCTAAGAAGAAAACTACTCCAAGTGGTTGGACAAGTTTCAATGCACCCTGTTGTGTACACAATGGAACTAATGCTGACAAAAGACAACGTGGCGGACTAATCAATAACGGCGAAGGTGGTATAAGTTATCACTGTTTCAACTGTGGCTTCAAAGCAAGTTGGGTTCCGGGTAGACAGTTAAGTTATAAAATGCGTAAACTGTTTCAATGGTTAAACACACCCGATGATGTAATTACTAAACTTGCTCTACAGTGTTTACAAATTGCGGAAGTAGGCGTTAGTGATGTACAAGTAAAACTTCCTAAGTTTGATAAAAAAGAATTACCCAAAGACAGCAAACCTATTGGTAAAGACACACCTATAGAAGTTATACAATATCTACAATCAAGAAACTTATACTTAGAAGATTACAACTTTCATTGGTCACCAGAATTAAAAGACAGAATTATTGTTCCGTTCTATCACAAAAAAGAAATAGTAGGATACACTGCACGTAAGATCAAAGATGGTAATCCAAAATATCTAAGTGATCAACAACCTGGATATGTATTCAATCTTGATGCACAAGATTATAATCGTGTACATACTATAGTTGTAGAAGGTCCTTTTGATGCTATTGCAGTAGAAGGCTGTGCATTACTTGGTAGCGAAGTCAAAGATCAACAGGCCATGCTCCTCAATAGTTTAAATACAAATAAGATAGTTGTGCCGGACAGAGATGAGGCAGGTGCTAAACTTGTAGAACAAGCAATTGAACTTGGTTGGAGTATTAGTATGCCGGAATGGGGCGACAATATCAATGACGTCAATGACGCTATAAAAGCATATGGTAAAATTTATACACTGTATTCAATTGTATCATCAAGTGAAAAGAATGAATTGAAAATTAAACTACGGAGTAAAAAATGGTTTGGTTAAAAAACATATGGGGTAAGATCACAAAACCTTTTTGTGATTGGAAAGAAAAACGTAGAATGAAGAAGCGTATCGAAGAACTTAAAAAAAGAGATCCGTTTATTTACAAGTAAAGTTTTATGACAGAATTGACTAAAGGCATGATAAATGTTTTAAAAAATAAAATGGATGAAAGTTTATTACTTGCTATTATATTTTTTATTGGACATATTATAATAGCAATGGTAGTTGTAAGTGCTATTACAGGTGCAAGTATCTGGGAAGCAGGAGCAGTTGCAATAGTAGAACCAGCAATTAATTCTGTATGGTTTTACATTTTACACAAGGTATGGAAACGTTACCGCGGAGGTAAAAAATGATAATTTGGGGAATGGTAGGTAACAGTCATGATGCATCTTTGGCTGTGTTCAAAAAGGAAGATGACAAATTAGAATTGTTATGGGCGGCACTGAGCAAAGACTTCAGTAATGTTGATAACGATCCACACTTTAATCATACTATCATTGAGGTTGCAAGAAAGAACTTCGGTGAACCACAATACGTTGTTTGGTATGAACGTCCTATGTTGAAAAGTATTAGACAGTTGTGGGCAGGTCAAGGTTGGTTGTTTAACGAAAATAATATTAAAAAATATTTAAAGCAATGGAACATCAAAGTTCCTATCTATACTGTATCACATCACGAATCACATGCGGCATATGGTTATTACACCAGTGGTTGGAATCACGGTAATATAATTTGTATTGACAGCATTGGAGAGTTTGAAACATTAACAATGTGGAAGGGTGAGTCAGATTCACTAACAAAAATTAACAGTCAAAGTTATCCTAACAGTTTAGGACTTTGGTACAGTGCAATGACACAACGTTTAGGTTATGAACCTAACAAACAAGAAGCAGTTATTTGTACACTTGCAAAGTCAGGTACTCCGAACAAGTATAAACAACGTTTGTACGATGACTTCTTTGATGTGTCGTTTGATCCATTATGTAATATCAAGTTCAAAGAGAACTGCCATAGAGGATTAAATTGGTGGGCACCAGAGATTAAAGATATTGATAATCTTGCGGCGGCTGTACAACATGTATTTGAAGACCTGTGTCTTAAACTTACATCGAGCATACAGTTTAATAATCCAAGTCCCAATCTTGCTGTAACAGGAGGTTGTGCTTTGAATCGAGACGCAATGAACAAGGTTAGAAAGAACTGGCAAAACTTTTGGATACCACCCAATCCAGGTGATCCAGGATCATGTATTGGTGCTGTGTTGGCTTTGGAGAAAAAACATATTGACTTTGATGAAGAAGTATGGTATAATAGTAGAACTAAAAAAGGATTATCTTGATGAATAAAGAGTATGGTTATGATGTGCAGAAAGTATATCTGCAAATGATGTTGAGTGATGCACAATCATTTGTGCGTTGTCAGACTATCTTTGATCATACTTTATTCGATCGTAAATTACAAGGTGCGGCAGAGTTTATGAACAACTATGTTACAGAACACAATGCATTGCCTACAGAAGAAATGGTTAACGCAAGTTGTAATGTAAATCTTAAAATTCCAGAAGGACTACGTGAAGAACATTATGATTGGTTACTTGCAGAGTTTGAAACATTTACAAGACACAAAGGTCTTGAACGTGCAATACTTGAAAGTGCAGAACTACTTGAAAAAGGTGAGTATGGTCCTGTAGAAGACAAAGTTAAGAATGCAATACAAGTAGGACTACAAAAAGACTTAGGTATTGATTACTTTGACAATCCTAAAGCAAGACTGCTTGGACTAAAAGATAACAATGGGCAAGTAAGCACAGGTTGGAGTACACTTGATAGAAAACTGTTTGGCGGATTCAATAGAGGAGAACTAAACATTTTTGCAGGTGGATCAGGAGCAGGTAAGAGTTTGTTCTTGGCAAACTTAGGAGTGAACTGGGCATTGAACGGTATGAACGTTTGTTATCTAACTTTTGAATTAAGTGAGGCATTGGTAGCAATGCGTGTTGACAGTATGTTTACAGACATTCCAACAAAAGAAATATTTAAAGATCTTGATGGAGTTGAGATGAAGGTTAAACTAATTGGTAAGAAGGCTGGAGCATTCCAAGTCAAGTATATGCCAAGTGGTAAGAACACAAACGACATTAGAAGTTATTTGAAAGAGTATGAGATTAAGACAGGACGTAAGATTGATGTACTGTTGGTTGACTACTTAGACTTGATGATGCCTATGAGTAGAAAAGTATCGCCAAGTGATTTGTTTATTAAAGATAAATTTGTATCTGAAGAACTGCGTAACCTTGCAATGGAATTAGGTTGTGTGTTTGTAACTGCGGCACAGTTGAACAGAGGTGCAGTAGAAGAAATAGAATTTGATCATTCGCACATTAGTGGCGGACTATCTAAGATACAAACAGCAGATAACGTGATTGGTATCTTTACAAGTAGAGCAATGCGTGAACGTGGTAGATATCAGATACAACTTATGAAAACAAGAAGTAGTAGTGGTGTTGGTGCAAAGATAGATTTAGATTTTGATATTGACAGTTTGCGTATTAGAGATCTTGAAGAAGATGATGACACATCGAACTATTCAAGTAGCACAGGTAGTTCGGTACTAAAAGGTTTACAAAGAACGACTGACACATCAGAGCCACCAGAACCTGATGCAGGTGATCCTGTCAAGAAAGTAAGAGCAGACACTGACAGTACTAAACTGAGACAGTTCATTGGAAACCTTGGCAATGATTAAGATAGTAGACGATGTATTTCCTAAATGGCTACTAACCACAATCCAACAGAGCATATCAAATTGTAAGCAGTGGGAGTATGGCAGGATAAAGAGTGCATACGAAGATGAGTATGAAAACTATTACAACTGTATGCTTTGGCACAAGAACTATCCAGAAATGGAAGATCCACTAAAAGGTTTATCAAACGTAATGGCAAGTTGTTTTGCACTTGAACTATTACCCGGTGGACCAAAACAACTTGAAGTACTTAGACTAAATGGTACAACACCAGCAAGTAAACAATACCCACATCGAGATTGCGATATGATCGCAGATGACACAGAACGATTGCAGAGTATTGTATGGTGGCCCTTTGGCAGTGACGGAGACCTCCGTTTCTGGGAACAGCAAGTTGACATAGTCAATCCTTCACGTACAGTGGAGTACAAACCCAATCGTGCTGTGATATTTGATTCAAGTATTCCGCATGCCGGCAATCCACCCTCTGATTGGCCCATGCGTGTTAGTATCAACAGTGTTTGGAAATTATCCTAAAAACAAAAATATTAAACATCGTGGGTAAAAACACCCCAGTGCGACAGACATCGTAAATGCACAAAAACCACCCCTATATGGCTCTTATTTGTCGACTTAACAGGTTTCGCATACATTTGTACTCTTTTAGTGTTTTTACACGAGCAACGGCTGTTTAACCGCTTTTAACACACCTATTAAGTACGCATATAAATATGTTTATGCAAGACTTTATTAAAACATGGGACAACGAATTGGATACAGAATACTGTCAAACTGTGATTGATTATTACAATCAACAACAGGGTACACGTATACTGAATCGCCAAACTGCAAATGAACAAGCACCAAAATTAAACAAGGACGGTGCTATGCTCTATGACGAAGGGGAGACTGGTACTTTTGCCCTCAGCATGAATAAACTACTCAAACCTTATTATGATTGCATACACAGATGTGTAGATGATTATGTCAGTGAGTTTGGTATATTTGAAAATGTCAATCCCATACAGTTGAGTCACAGCATTAAGATACAGCATACTCGTCCCAGTGAAGGTTATCACATATGGCACTGTGAACATGCAAGTAGGGATACAGGACAGCGTGCCATACTTGCAATGGTTTACTTAAACACCGTTGAACAAGGAGGTGAAACTGAATTTTTATATCAGAGCCGTAGGATTGATGCCCGAGCTGGGCGAGTCATGTTTTGTCCCGCAGGATATACACATACCCACAGAGGTAACCCACCATTGTCCGGCGACAAGTATTGTATCACTACTTGGCTCGAATTTACTCACTAAATACAGTATGCACCGTTTTGTTATAATGAGGAATGGCGAACTCGAGACATACACACAATGGGAGGATATCCCACAAGTGTTTGAACATGTGATCGAATTTGCACCCACTATGCCAGAGCCACCGCACACTGAACAACAACATCAAGAGATGGGTCAGTGGAACACAAGATTACAAGAACTTGTAAAGAGGGAGAAAAAATGAAAACTGTTTATGTAACTGAAGAACACATCTCATGCACAGGAGAGAACGATGATCATCCTAAGGTATACTACACACTGAAAAATGGTGAAGCCATCTGTGGCTACTGCAACATCAAGTACGTGTTGGAGAAAGCATAATGCCAGCAGTAACACGAATAGGTGATGCAGATGTTGCACACTGTTCAGGAATGACCAGAGCAGTGGGAAGTGGTAATGTATTTGCCAACAACATACCTGTGTCAAGACAGGGCGATGACAACACTGGTCATCTGTTACCGGGTGTGCCATGTCCAAGTCACTCAGCACCAATTGCTGTGGGCAGTCCCACAGTTATCACCAACAATGTAGGAACGGGAAGAGTAGGAGACGCTATCGCAGGCTGTACGAGTGTAGCCGCGGGTAGTCCAAATGTTTTCGCTGGTCCTTGATAAACACTAACTGATAGTGCGCCAAGGCGTAGGTCTGTCAGCACCAGGTTCCCACACAAGTTCTCCTGTTGATACAACAGTACCTGTCATGAATCCTTTACCTCCGTTACTGCCTATGTAACGACAAGGCTTAACTGGCTCGCCCTTGTAGGTCTTGGGTATATGTATACTCACGATCCCACGTTGTTTTATTCCTGCCATAAATCCCCTTTTTAAAGAGTACTTATGCTTTTGGTGTAGCAGTTGAGCTTCTTACATATGACCTCACTGTTTTAAAAGGGTCTTTGTTACTTCATTAAGACGTGCTCTCGAACACTGTTTACAGTTGTATTTAAAAGGTCAACAGGGTAGATCGTGTATAATGGTGTGTTTATAGGTGATTTGCTCTAAACTATTTGTTGCAAGTGTGCGGTGCAAACATACATCCAAGTATATCCGCTATGCCCTGGAAGTTGGTAGGACCAGGTCTCTCTTGATCCTCAACGGTATCCGCCTGTTCTGAGTCAACATCGTTCCATTCCTTTTCGATCACATGGCTATCGTTTTCAGCAACCTTTGTGGGACTCACACAACCATAGAAACTCAGCATCACGAGCATGACAGCAAGTAGTATCCATATCTTTTTAGAGTTCAAGTTCATGTACTGTAGTTATCCCGCGAAGCGGTAAAGCGCCAGATTATAGCCGCACAGCGGTACGCGGTTTTTTTAGAACGTGCGAAGCACTGCGGTAGCAAAGATCGGTAAGCAGGTTTTGCCCCTTGGCTGTCTATTGTGCCTAACTGTAGTTACTGTATCTTCCACTGTGGTTCAACCCGTCTGTAGTTTCACGCAGACAACATTCGTATAGAGGGGAGTTTAGTACGAGCAAACTGAACACTGCGTCCTTGTGACTCTCAAACACGAGCGTACAGTGATCGAGTTGTGTGGTGTATATGTTGTGATCCACGAGCAGTGTGGTACCAGCACAGTGCGTGTGACTGTCCATTACCACAAAGTCCAGTTGTCGTTGGCTCTTGGTGTAGTTGAGCTCTATGCAGTACATCTATATTCCAATGAAATGATCCTTTTCCTTGTCTATGCATTTGAAACGCAGTGCTATGAATGGATTCATCTTGTGTGAGTTGTCCACCCAAAAGCGTGTGCGATTGACATGCACTTCGAAGTCGAATTGATATTTGCGTATGAGTTTGAATGCGAGACTCATGCTTGGCTTGTCAAGTGTGTATGCACAGTATTGGTTACGCGACATACTTGTAGTGCTCGCCTGCTAATATAGCCCTTGCATGTGCCACACTGTAGTTGTTGATAGTTATGTAAGCAATAAGATACTGCTTGTATTGATATAGTATAAGTTCGTCCATGTTATACTCCAAATGGGTCTACAACCCAAAAAAATTCTGTGCGTAAAAATTTTACGAAGTACTTAACGTATTTAGAGGGAACCTTTTGATCCTGTTCTTAATAGTCTGTACTCTGCCCGTACTCGCACAATCTGCATATGAACTATAGAACTCTTCTACTACAGTTTCAAGACGCTCACGTATGTGTTGTATGCGTTGTGTACTGTACTCGTAGGTTGTGGAAGGCTCACTCTTGTTCATAACTGTATTTACTGTGAAATGGGGTCTGTACCCAAAACATATGAACTGCGAAAAATTTAACTGAAGTACTTAGGTCTTTGAGGTGGTGATTCTGTGACCCCTGCTCTGCTCTAACACAGTTTCAAAATATCGTTACTATGCCCCGACCCCTCGAAAAGATTTTTTATTTTTGATATGCCCCGATGAGAAATTCTTGTCAAAAAAAATGGGCAAGTCTCCCTGCCCATTTCCCACTCTTACGGAGTGTGTCCGGATTCGTTAGTCCGCTCTGCTACCAGCACTCGCTCTAAAGCCAGCCTGTCTTAGCACGTCGGCATACGCATAAGCACCCTGCTCTTTACAGTCCATGCTCTGTCCCCTATGCTGTGCGGGATCCCACAGCGTCATTGTCTTACGTCTGTATGACTTCTTGAAGCCTATGCTCTCGAGCAGTTTGGCTTCCTTGCTGTTGGTTCTCTCTACAGCGACATCAACCCACGCAAAGCCACAGTACATTGGCTCGCCGTACTCGTTGCCACCAGTCTTAGTGTTCCAATCTGCAAGGTAATCGCTCACTGCTTTCTTTGCTGAGATAGTTGCGTTTGTGTGTAAGTCTTGTATGTTCATATTGTATGCCCTCTTTGTTAGTTTATAGTATTATATTACAGTCAAAATAAGAAGAAGTCAACCCCTAAAGGCTGACGTTCTCCAACTTATCAAAGCCACAGTTCGCTACTATGTGAACTGCATCATCCTCTGTAACCAGGATATCTCCTACACTCAAAGAGTGCATTGGCTTGAATCTTGTGTAGGCCTCTTCGGGTCCTATGTTGCCTATTTGGAATGCTTCGTTTAGATCTTCGCAATCCAAATTGGCCACGTGTTCGTAATGCTTGATGTTGGCCACAGGATCGAATCCCATGCCATAACTGAATGGTGTGTTTGGATACATGCTCTTGTGTGCTTCGTGTCCTACTTGGTAAACTTTAATCATTTAGTGCCCTTTCCTAATTGTTATACTTACAGTATACATTCAAAAGGATCAAAGGTCAACCAAAATGTGTGGTATTTTTCAATCTTTTTTGTCGCTGTTTTGCTGGGGTTTTGTTCAAAGTGAAACCCAGTAACGAGGGCACATTACTGGGTTTCTAATACAGTGTTGGAGCGTGAGGGCTATGCTCTTTGTAACACTGTACTCTCAGCCATCGCTTCCCAATTTGCTGGAAATGCTTTAGCGAGATCTGCTACCTTCAGAACAGTTCTCAGAGACAGTTCCCTCAACTTAGACTTATTGATGTCTATGAAGTCTACCACTGCCTCGTGTTGCTCTGTGGTAAATTGATATTCATTGAGCATGCCATCTGTAACGATCTGCTTGATTCTCAGCATCTTCTCTCGTTCAGTGTCTATGGTTAGATCAATGTAGTGACAACGCGATTCAAGTGCTTCCAAATGATCCCTGAGCTTCTTGCTCTTAACGTTGTCAAATTTTATGTTGGTGATAAAGATCGCACTGCCTTTGAACTGGAATGAATCTGGCACACCCTCGTTTCGCAACTTGAATGAATCAGTGTTCCAGTGAATGGTCCTGTTCTTCTTAGAATCAAGTGCGGCTTTTAAAATGTTAAGACTAAGGTCGTCCTGTAGTACTGAGTCACAGTCATCAAACACCAATACATTGTCTTTGTCTGCATAGTTGTACAACTTACAGTAGAGTCCGATTGCACTCATCGCGCCCTTGACAACTTGGTACTTGGGTGGACGTTCTCCGAGTGTGGCGATCATGTCATGCTTGCCAAGCACTTTCTCTACACCAAAACTCTTACCAACCCCTGGAGGTCCTGATACGATCATTGCACGTACATCACCTTTCTTACAGGCTCTGGTCATGTCCTCAAGTATACTAAACCTCTCACGTAAACGTTCTATGGTCTCTTCATCTGACTCTTCACGTTTAGTGATCTTTGTGTTACTGTTAACATGTTGATATGCATCCTCAGCATCAACTTTGATCTTGATGTTTCTGTCTGGGAAGCCAGCAACTGCTGTTCCATCAACTGTTACGTAGCCGCCTTGTGCGCCTACCTTAAATGCTTCTACCATTGGAAAGACCATTCCCGCAAGTTCTACTTCCTTGCCTCTGATCTTGTAACTGCCTGATAGTATTTTTATTTTTTGTGTCATATTGCCCTCTTATGGTTTGTTAATATTAATGCCTTATTGTCTTTACAGTGTAGCATCAACTGCTACAGTTGTCAACCTCTTTATGCAACTAAATTGTTCAGCCATTGCTGATCAACCTCTTTACCAACGTCCTTGCCTCCAAGGTATGAGTTGATGTGTTTGCTTGTAGTCATTGACCACTTCGTGCTTGTTCTGAACGCACCCTGCTCTGTCCAAGCCGCTACAGGTGTTTCGTATGAGTAAAGAACACGATTGCCTTTGGCTGTTGTGATCTCTGTTTGGTTACTGCCGATTTGTGTAAGTTTCATATTGCCCTCGTTTTGTTAATTGTTATTATAATATAGCATCGTTCTTTTCAGAAGTCAACCCCTAATTGCCCAAGTCTTCTTCTTCTCTGCCTTGTGCAAAGTCCAACAAGTCAGCCGCCATAGCCGCCGCTTGTGCTCGTGTCAACTGCACTGAATCAAAAAACTTGTCCGAAACTGCTGGAAGTTCTGTCTTCTTCTGTGTCAATTGTACACACGATCCTCGATTATCTCCACCCCAAAACCTTGTAAGTGATACGCCCTGTGCGTGTGATTTAAGTTCTGTACTCATGTTGCCCTCTACTTTCTAATTGTTATACTTACAGTATACAGTCTATTATCCAAAAGGTCAACCATTATTTTGCCTTTTTTTTGAATAAAAAAGGGGGTCCTTTCTACGAGGGCGACCCCCAACTCTCCCGCCTTGCTTTTGTTAGTTCTAACAGGGTGCAAGGTCTAACAGGGTTTTTACTCCCGACCAATTGGCCCACTCTGCAGGACTCGAACCTGCGACCTACGGTTTAGAAGACCGTTGCTCTAATCCTGCTGAGCTAAGAGTGGATTGGTGCGAGCGGAGGGATTCGAACCCACACACCTAATATCGATAACGGATTTTAAGTCCGTTGCGTCTACCTGTTCCGCCACGCTCGCCTTATCCGATTGTGTGTGTGAATCCCCTTTTCGGTCTTCTAATGTAATATACTATACTATCAAAAGGGGTTGTTGTCAACCCCTAATGATTTCTATTTGATGCTTACGCTTCTACTGGTTCTTTGTCTAACTGAACTTCAACCTCAACTTCAGCACTTGGTGCCGGGGCTGGTGTTGTGTCTGCTTTAACATTTCTAACCACGAACTCAGTGATCGCACTTTGCTGAGCTTCTGATTGGAACTTCTCATGTCCCAACAACATCTTACAGATGTCTGACTTGCTCATTGCCGTATCAAGTTCTAACAGCTCGATATCAGTGTGACCATTCTTGTTCAGGATCTTAAACCTTGAAACATAGTCTTGGGCAAACCTTACTTTAGTTTTGCCTGCGTTTGTTGATGTACCTGCAACGGTATAAGTTTTATTTGTTGCCATAATTTTAAGCCTCCTTAATTGCCTATTCTTACTCTATTATAATAACACAAAACGGTGAGTAAGTCAACCATTATTGTATCTTTTGGTTATCCAATTTTTGGATAATACTCAAAAACTTTTCAAACATCAATTCGCTCTTCTCTTTCCCTGCTGGGATACAGATAGCCTTTTCATCGTGTTTGGAAACCTGTTCTAACGCTGTCTGGCAAGTTGTCAGGTCAGCGTACTCTACATTCAAAGAAAATACTGCACTCAATAATAGATATTTCATTAGCACCCACTCCCTCTGTTGCCCGGATCAAATAAGTCTTTGACACAGTTTGTCAACTCTTCTGACACTCCGGCTGTTGTTATCTTGTTAATGTTCTTGCCCGTGTTGATGGCCTTTATCCAATCTTTGCCTGTCATGCTACCTACCGAACAACCTTGTAGGACTATGCCAGCAAGTAATACTGCGAATACCTTATTCACTAATACCGCCTGCCTGGAACATCATAATCGCTCCTAATACCATGCTTGTCAACGCACCACCTATAATCAAAAAGAACACAGGAAGCGTGTTAGCATTCTCCATACACTTGCCATCACAATCGCCACCAGCACCTGCCGCCGCGATAATGCCTAACATAATAAGTGTAATCCCAAAACCATTTAACATCTTTTTCATATTGCCCTCATTTCCTTATTGTTTATACTTACAGTATAGCATAAATTGGATTGGTTGTCAACCATTAATTTACCCCTATCTTTGGGTCGCTCCTAACCATGCTATGTGAAACATTCCTACGATCACGTAGATCACCATCATCAGATCACCATCTCCTGGGTGCATTCTCTCAGCAATCCCTGGTACGTCGATCTTGAACCAAATATACCAAAAGAGCGAAACTGATACAACGAACCCAAACATTACGAAGCCACCTCAATCTGATAGCCATAACTCCAATGCCCATTGTCCATGTCAAATGTGCATCTGTCCTTGTCCTCTACAAAGATCTTGTCCATGCCTATGCCGTACTTCTCACCAGCCTTGCACAGTTCAATCCCTGTTACCTTAGCCTCACCCCATTTAGTGTCGACCTTTGTTCCTATTTTAATATATGTTCTATTCATTTATTTGCCCTCTTTATTAATTATTATACTTACAGTATAGCATCTGCTATCCAATTTGTCAACCATTTTATTTCATAAATGTGTGATTACCTATCACAACCGTAAGTTGTTTATGGTCTGCCCAATAAGGGTACACAAGGTTATGGGCATAGTAGTATAGGGCCCCACCCGTGTTGTCGTTCACAGTATAGGATCCATAGCCAAGTGTCCATATGGCTACCTCTACACTCTTCCTCCAGGCCTGGGCATTCAACTTGATGCTCTTGCCAGTCTTCTCATAGTTGGCCCAGATGATATCCTTCTTGCCATCGCAATACCAACTGAACTGACATCTGTGCTTTCTTGGGTAGTACACCCTATCCTTGTCTGCAAGGTCTGGGTTCTGTTTGGTCTTCCACGACTCTCTAACAGGCCCCTGGTAGACCACGCCACAGTATGAGTTGGGGAAGTCCTTAGACGTAACCCTGTTCCTCGTGGTGTTGGCCACTGCGGCCTTACCCTCGATACCTTCTGCTCTACTCTCGAAGTAGATGTTCTCTGCAAGGCACATCATCTCCTGATGCATATAGTTGGGGATGCCTGAATCGTTAACTTCTTGGAATACGATGCTCTTGGCCTCTGCTGTCAACTCAGCCGCGTGTGGGAATGACAGTTTCTCAGTTGCCGCACCTGCTGTCGCTGATCCCAATAGGACCACAGCCGCGAATGTTTTAAGACCTCTCATTAAGACAACCATATAGTTAAGGTTGAAGTAAAGATGCCTGCGATGATTATGAAAGCCACCAAGCCAAGACATATAACCGCGAACTTGAAACCTACTTCAAGTACGATTGGTGCCAATTTGAAGATCACGTATGCTAACGCGATAAATCCGATTAATTCTAACATTTTGCCCTCTTTCTGTTTTCTTATTATGTTTATACTATAGCATAGGGCTAACCAAAAGTCAACCCCTAATTTACCTAAGGTTTATGCGGCTTTTAAGTACATGTCAGTCAACTTACCCACAAGTTTCTTGCCATAATTAGTAAACAACATACCCTTGTCCCATACCCAAGACTCGATGTCCTGTATGTGGCCGAAGTACTCGTCCTCGGTCATCCAACGTAGGGCGGTTGCTTCATCGCCTGCCCCTACTGCGATAGTCTCCGCAATGGACTTCTTGAATCTCTCTATGGCCTCAGCCTCCATCTCGGCCTCTAACTTCATCTGCTCATCACAGGCCTTGCTGATGTAGTCAGCCTCGTCCTTGAGCTCTTGTAGGCTCATGTCCTTGAAGTTGTAGTGTCGACCCTTGACACCGAATGCCGTCTTGTGGGCATCGTAGATGTATTCCTCGATCTCTGATCTCTCAAGAGCCTCAAGAGTGGTAATGCCTCGCTCTACCCAATGGGCCTCATCTTCTGGGTATAACCCTGCCCAACGATTCTTGGGGTCTTCTTTAACCCAAGCCTCTGTCTTTACATTACGCTTCTTGATTTCTGTGATTAGTTCTTTTAACATTTTTGCCCTCATTCCTTATTATGCTTATACTATAGCATCATTTTAATACAATGTCAACCAAAAAGTTTAATTATATTTGCTCCAAAATTCGTCCCATAGTTCGCCATACAAGTCGTCTATGTGTTCTTCGTCACTGCTACCACATAGCAAGTTCTCGTGTCCTTGCATTTTGCTTTTAAACTCATCAACGTGTTCGCACTCGCTAACAGTCTTCTCCGCTATAGTGTAAAACTCGTTTACGTTGTCTTCTATTAAACTATACATTCCCATATTGCCCTCTGCTTTCTAATTGTTATACTTACAGTATAGCACCAAAATGCTATACTGTCAACCATTTTTTTTAATTAAGTTCTTCCATATCCACACTCAAATAACTTTCGTCATCTCCACTGTGTCCTTGCATTCCCTGTTCGCTACCGCCACAAGTTATAAGTCCGCCTGTAAGCGCCTCTACCTTGTCCCCAATAGCCGTATCCAACTCCCCAGTGTATGCAAGTCCGTTCTCTTCAGTTCCGCCTTTGTATTTTAATTGTACAATGCCTTCACCAAATGTAACTTCGTCATCGCCGTACATCTTACCATAAAAAAAGTGTAAGTTTAATTCGTCGTTCTCTATCTCACAGTTTCCCCAGTAGCCGCCGTCATAACTACCAGCCCAACCTTTTCCTAAGTTAATCTCTACACTATAAGTCTCGTCACCTTCGTCCTCTATAGTAATAGCGTCTCCAAGTTTAGTTTTTAATTTCTCAAGTAATGTAAACATAAGTTGCCCTCTCTGTTTTTTATTGTGTTTATAATGTAGCATACTTTTACCAAAATGTCAACCATTATTTTTGCACTATGTTATCTATTAAAGCGTCCAAAAACTTTGCCTTGTCTGTACGTGTGTCCGCCGTAGCAACTGCATCGCATTTCCAACATTTTTCTTTGTCTTCAATGTGTGCATCGTTTTCTTCAGCAATCACGTTGTAGTTCCAATCACAAGCACCTTCGCCTGTTTCCCCTTCAGCAACCTCTTCAGCATTGTTAATTTCAAAATCTTTAATGTACTCTTCTGCTTCTGCTTCATCCAAGCCATAAGCATTTTCAGTGCCACAAGCACCACAGTTCCACCAGTAACCATATTCAATTTGTTTTATTTGTCTTGTCATTAAGCCCTCTTATTTTTATTATGTTTATACTATAGCACCTCTTAACCAAAATGTCAAGCACTAATTAAAAAAACTTTGCTTTTAATCTCTCCCCATAATCGTATGCGTCCTTGTCCGCAAAGTAAAAATCAAGTATGTTCTGTTCGTTGCAATAACCCCACCACATTTCACTAATGCCTTCATTAATGCAATCGTCGTCATACCTATAATGCGTAACACATTCCATAGCCTTTTCATATGTAATTGTGTTATTAAAATACATATCCATCAAACTTTTAGCATTGTCCAACAGTTCCTCTGTCGTGTTAATGTTAAAGTCAAACCCCTCTTCAAATATGCCAACCTTGTAGTTTGCGTTATGTGTTAAAAAATTCACCATGTGTTGTAAATGTTTAATTGTTATTTTCAAATTGCCCTCTTGTGTTAATTGTTATTATGTTTTAATAGTAGCACACTTTATCCAAAATGTCAAGTATAAAATGTGCTACACATTAATTTTTTTATGCGTTTATAGTATGCGTTTCTATACGTGCATTTTCGTCTTGCAATGTAAACACTAACATATCTGCGTCTTCGTATTCTGCATTTATGTTTGCAAGTTTTTCTAATGCAAGTAATTCTGTAGTAAAAACGCCTGCATTTTCAAATGCATACTCGTCATCTCCTGTGCCTTGTAGTTGTAAAACGTATACTGTATTTTGCATATTGCCCTCATGCGTTAGTTGTTATTGTGCTTATAATGTAGCACACTTTTACCAAAATGTCAAGCACTATTTTTCAAGTGCTTGTTTGTATGTTGCGAATTGGTACTTAATTACTGCTTGTAAT